AGATCGTACATATTGATGACTATTGAGAAAAATGTAGATACATATACTCTTCCCGCAGAGTTTATCAATGTTAGAAGTATTTTCCGTAGATCAATTGGTTTAGAAACAGGCCCGTCAAGTAGTAGTTTTGATCCTTTCTCCAGTGCTATTTTGAATACATACTTACTTAACTATAACTATGCCGGTGGTATGGCAACATATGATTTCTATGCAGGGTATGTTAAATTAGCAGCAAGAATGTTTGGTGGTTATGTAACATATACATTTAATCCAGTGTCCAAAGTATTGCGTATTGTGCGAGATCCAAAAGGATCAGGGGAACATGTATTGATATGGGCCGATGTACAAAAGACAGAAGAAATATTACTGCAAGACCCGGGTGCTGGAGTATGGATCGGTGACTTTGTTTTAGCTAATCTTAAACTTATGATCGGAGAAGCCCGTGAAAAATTTGGAACTATTGCTGGTCCGGGTGGTGGCACATCATTGAACGGTACTGCTATGAAAGCAGAAGGTAAAGCAGCAATGGAATTACTCATTGAAGATTTGAAGAAGTATGTGGATTTTTCTTTTCCCTTAACGTGGGTCCAAGGTTAGGATAACCTAAACAGTTTTCTTTTTCATACTCCTGTAATATAATAAGTAATATAGGAGCATTTCACATATGATTATTTTGGGGATCACCGGATTGATAGGATCTGGCAAAGACACCATTGCAGATTATCTCACCACACAGCATGGTTTCAAACGAGTCAGCTTTGCTGCTAGTCTTAAAGATGCAGTAGCAGCAGTTTTTGGATGGAATCGTGAGTATCTAGAAGGCACAACAAAAGCCAGCAGAGCATGGAGGGAGAAAAAAGATGAATGGTGGAGTAATCGTCTAGGTATGAACATTACTCCAAGATGGATTCTACAGTATTGGGGAACAGATGTATGTCGTAACCATTTTCATAATGCCATCTGGGTAGCAAGTGTAGAACACAAACTCTTAAACTCTAAAGAAGATGTTGTAATCACAGACTGTAGGTTTGACAATGAAGTTGCTGCTATTAAAAATGCAGGTGGAATAGCTATTAGAGTACAGCGTGGACCAAATCCTGAATGGTATGATGCTGCAATTGCATATAATAGAGGACCAGATGGTAATTCATATTGGGCACTAAGTAAAATGAAGTTAGACAAACTAAAAATTCATGCTAGTGAGTACAGCAGCATAGGATTAAAATATGATTATGTTGTTGAAAATAATGGAACAATTGATGAGTTACATACCAAGATTCATACTATTATCAATAGTCAATCTCAAGGTCTCCCCGTCTCCAAGTAATCTCTTTCTTTTTCACAACTTCTATGCAGTTTAAGCAAATGCTGCGTAGATTAGTTTGTTCATTGTGATCCAAGTGCCCATCAACATGAAATACTGTTATTTGTGTAACGAATAAACTCTTAAAGCCACATAAATCACATGTGGCTTTTTTCTTATAACCACTCTTAGTCCAATTGGCTTTTTGTGGTTTTTGCTTCTGCTTCTTCCTACTACATTCATCACATATGCTTCTGTAATGTGTAACACCGGCACGTTTATAGTTCACTGCTGCGTGATTCTTGTTACATTTATTGCAGAATGGCCGATTATTGTAATTGGGTTTTGAACCGTATGTGCCGTTGTCTATTGCTTTTTGTTTTCTTCTATCACGCTCGCCGACCCGCCTTTTTATTTTTTCTTCATTTTCTAATTTTTTAATTTCTTTGACCTTATTTTTTTCTTCCAGTTGACGAATTTTGGATAGCCGGTTTAGTTCTCGTTGATGCAATCTTTCTTCTCTTTTTTTGTTTCTTTCAAGTCGTTTTGCTTCATTGAAAGGTGCAATTGACGCTTTTTGTTTTTGGATGGATTCTTTACTTTTAGGTCTGCCTTTTGTCCAACCTGGTCCTCTATGTCCACCGGGAGCAATGTTCCATCCAGTTGCTTTTTTTGGTCTTAGTATTTCTTCCATTTCATAGCAATAAGATTCTTCACCGCATAAGATAACATCTTTGATTAGATTGTCCCATCCATATTTCCTAACTGCATGTATTAGATGTGGATTTTTATGTTTCTTGTTATTAATGTCATTCAAATGTCCTTTTAACCTACGGGCATAATCTTTAGAGACTCCAACATATCCGTCGGTAGCTGCATTAGTGTGTTCCGGTAGATGTATCCAATAGATAACAGTACTTTTTATATTCATGTAATTTCCTAAATACCTTTGAAGATATGCTTATTTATAAAAATGCAAGCAATTTGTTATTTTTTAAATTTTTTGCTAAATAATAGTATGCAATTAGGTTGTAAACCTCAGAATTTTACTAAAGGAAAAATAAAATGTCATTAACCTCACCGGGCGTCGAAGTCACTATCATTGACCAAAGTCAATATCTACCTGCACCAGGCGCCACCGTGCCGTTGGTAGTTTTCGCAACAGCACAGAATAAAGCAAACCCTTCTGGTACAGGTGTCGCAGCCGGTACTACAGCGGCAAATGGAGGTAAATTATATCAAATTACAAGTCAAAAAGATTTGGTAGATTTTTATGGTGTACCGTTCTTTTATACAACAACAGCAGGAACACCTATCCAAGGTTACGAATTAAACGAATACGGGTTATTAGCGGCTTATTCCGCATTAGGCACAACCAATCGGGTATATACATTACGTGCTGATATTGATCTAGCAAGTCTAGTAGGTTCAGTTGGTCGTCCTTCAGGTGCACCGGCAAATGGTGCATATTGGTTAGATACAACTACTTCTACATGGGGTATCTTCCAGTTCAATGCAACAACCGGACAATTTACAGCAAAAACTCCAATCGTTATAACAGACCAGGCATATTTAACCAATGGTGAACCTATTGCTAGTTTAGGTAATATTGGTGATTATGCAATTAATGCTACGGTTGAAGCTGATTCAGCATATCAACAATATTATTACAAAACTTCTAGTAATGTTTGGACAACATTAGGGTCCAGAACATGGCGAGGTCAATGGCCAACTGTTCAAGGTACAAATTCTAACCCTACATTAACTGCCACTGACACTTTAATTATTAGTTTAAGTGGGGTGTGGTCTACTACTGTTGCGGTGCCTGCATCCCCTTTTAACACTGTTCAAGGTGTTGCAAATGCTATCAATTCATTGGGATATAGCTATATTACTGCGGAGGTAGTATCAGGTAAATTAGTCTTATTATCTACTCAACCTTCAACTACTGGTAATCAATATCTTGGAATTACTGGCACAGGCACAGTGTTAGCTGATGTAGGGTTAACTGCACAAAATTACTATCAACCTCAAGTTGTATATGGTACTTCAGCAGAAATGCCGTTATGGTCAAGTAGTCAAACATATCCTCATCCAACTGGTTCAGTATGGATTAAGGCTAGCAATGCAGGTCTTGGTTTAACCCCGGTTGTTTCTGAATATAATGCAGTTACTGGTTCTTTTGTAGCAAAATCTGTAACATTAGCTACCAATAACTGGTCAGCAGATGCTACTATTGACGCCACTGGCGGACAAGCGATTCCGGTAGGTACTGTCTACGCACAATACGATTGGAGCTATCCTTTTAAAAACAGCACCTTTCCTATATATTTATGGGAAAGAGCAGCAACAGGGCCAACAGTGGCAACCGGCAGTGAGACAGCTTTCACAATAGCTTTGCCGTATACGTTGTCAACAGCAACTATTACAGTTCAAACCAGTATACCAAATAGTACTAGCTTGTCAAGTCAATATACTGTTACTATTCCTAATAATTGTACTCCGTTGCAATTTGTAACTAACTGGTTAGCTGCTGCTATTCCTTATACAACTGCATTGTTAACTACTGACGATGCTGTGCAATTAGTACATACTCAAGGTGGCGAAATTGTAATGAATGATCGTATATCAACAGCAGGAGCTAATCAAGGGCGTTCTGCCACCATACTAACACAAGCTGGCTTTGATGCTCAAATTACTCCTTTTGTTCAATACGATGGCCCACTTTCAGGTGCTAGTGTAGATTTTAATGGCATAGCTACTACAGGTGGTGCTGGCTCAGGATTGACAGTGAATGCAAATATTCAAAGTGGCTTCCTTTATGGTATAATAGGAACAGGTGTAGCGTCTGGCGGAACTGGTTATGCTGTAGGTAATACTATAACAGTTAGTGGAGCATTATTGGGAGGAGCTACACCGGCCAATGATTTATTATTAAAAGTTGTATCAGTGAGTTCAGGTGTAGTTACCGCAGTAACTTATTACAGCGGTGTATCTTCACTAAAAACTTCTATTCAAGTTAGTAACTGGATTCCACTAGTGTTTACAGCAAATGAAGGTGCTCCGGTAGCAGCTCCTGCACAAGGTACAAATTGGTTCTGGAGTGTCATTGACCAAGTAGACATTATGGTTCAATCCGGCGGACAATGGAATGGTTATAAAAATATAAATTATGACAGTACTGGTTTCCCGACCCCAACTGGAAGTAACACAACAGATCCAGCTGGTCCTATAATTGCTGCAACTGCACCAACAACTCAAAGTGATACTACAGCGTTAGTATACGGTGATCTATGGATTGATACCAGTGATTTAGAACTGTATCCAATAATCAGTCGTTGGGAATTTGATACAACAAGCATGACAGACATGTGGGTATTGTTAGACAACGCTGATCAAACAAGCAGCAAGGGTGTAGTGTTTGCTGATGCACGTTGGGCAACCAACGACAACACAAATGTAGTTGATGATCCTATTCCAAGTATCGTTAGCTTATTGGCCAGCGACTATGTAGACTTAGATGTACCTGATGCAGCATTATACCCAACAGGTATGCTATTATTTAACACACGCCGTTCAGGTTACAATGTTAAATCATACCAAGCAAATTACTTCAACGGCATTAATTTCCCTGATCAAACTTTGCCAGTAGAAACAGCAACGTGGTTAAGTGAAAGTGGATTGCAATCAAATGGTGCTCCTTATATGGGTCGTCAGGCGCAACGTAATATGGTTGTAATATCATTGCGTTCAGCAATGGATACTAACAATGACATTCGTGATGAAGATAATTTCTTCAACTTGATGGCTACTCCTGGTTATCCAGAATTACAACCTAATATGGTTGTGTTGAATGCTGATCGTGGTGATACAGGTTATATCTTAGGTGATACTCCAATGAGATTGCCATCAGATGCTACATCAATTCAAGCATGGGCAACTAACGCGGCAGGTGCTACAAGCACAGGTGAAGCAGGATGTGTAACACGTAATACATATTTAGGTTTGTTCTATCCAAGTGGTATCACAAGTGATCTAAGTGGTAATCTAGTTGCAGTTCCCGCAAGTCATATGATGTTGCGTACATTTATCAGAAATGATACAGTTGCTTATCCTTGGTTAGCAGCAGCAGGTACACGTAGAGGTAATATTGACAATGCAACAAACATCGGTTATATTGATAGTGCAACTGGTGAATTTATAACTACTAAGACACGTATTGGTATTCGTGATGTGTTGTATATTAACTTTATCAATCCATTAGTATTCTTTACTGGCATTGGATTGTTGAATTATGGCAACAAGACAAGTTTCAATAGTTCTAGTGCTTTAGACAGAACTAACGTTGCACGACTAATTGCGTATGTTCGTAGACAATTAACATTAGCAGCACGTCCATTCGTATTTGAACCTAACGATGCACTAACAAGACAACAAATTCAAGGGGTTATTCAAACATTGATGGTAGATTTAGTTGCTAAACGCGGAATTTATGATTATCTTGTAATATGTGATGAAAGTAACAACACACCAGCAAGAATAGATAGAAATGAACTTTGGGTAGACGTTGCAATTGAACCAGTCAAGGCAGCTGAATTTATCTACATCCCGGTTCGTGTATTAAACACAGGTGAGATAGCAGGAATATAGTAAACTAAAATAACCCCTTCGGGGGTTATCAGTTTAGTTAAGATAAATAAGATTAATAGGAGAAATATAAAATGGCAACAGCCTCACAATCATTGTTCAACATGACAGTCGCCTCTGATAATGCCGGCGGCAATCAGGGCTTACTAATGCCCAAACTACAGTTCAGATTCAGAGTTAATTTTTTGAATTTTGGAGCAGACACCAGTACGGTAGAGTTAACAAAGCAAGTTATTGATTGCTCTCGTCCCAACGTACAGTTCACAGAAATTCCAATAAATATTTATAACTCAACAATGTATTTGGCTGGAAAGGCTGCATGGCAAACATTAGCTATCAACATTCGTGATGATGCTTCAAACAGTGTGTCAAGATTAGTTGGTCAGCAATTACAGAAGCAAATGGATTTTGTTGAACAAGCAAGTGCGGTATCTGGTCAAGACTACAAGTTTCAAACAAACATTGAAATACTAGACGGTGGCAATGGTGCAAGTACTCCGGTAGTATTAGAAACTTGGGAATGTTATGGTTGCTTTGTTCAAACCGCAAACTATAATACATTAAATTATGTTACAAACGATGCAGTGACAATTTCATTGACCTTACGTTTTGATAACGCAATTCAATCACCTCTCGGTACAGGGGTCGGTACACAAGTACCAAGGACATTTGGTTCAATTACTACCGGTATCGGTGGTTCTTTCTAAAAAGAATCGTAACTAAATAAATCTAGCATGTCTGGATTTTATCAAAACTTACAAACAGACACTGCCGGAGCATTTTCCGGCAGTGTTTTCCTTCGTGATTACACTCACGCTAGTAAAACATTTAGACCCAATGCATATGAAAATGCTCCTAAATTTAAGTTTCTATTTCATGTTTACTTTCAACTTAATCCAACTGGATTGCCAAGCGACTTCAATTTGGCTAGTTACGGCCTATTAGTTAAAACAGTAAAACTCCCTGGCTTTAATTTAGACGTAGCAACATTGAATCAATATAATCGTAAAAGATTGATACAAACAAAAATCAAATACGATCCAGTTAATATTACGTTCCATGATGATAATGGAAATTCAATTAGAAAAATGTGGAAGGGTTATTACAATTACTACTACGCCGATGGAACAAAACCACAAGTTGTGTTTAACGGAGCAAGAGGAGATACCCCAATATCACAATTAACAGGAGGCGGAGGGTTCGCAGGTGAAACTGATGCCACATACAATAGCAGAACACAATATCAACCTTCTATTACTGGGAATGCAAGTTGGGGTTATCAAGGTAGTACTAGCGATCCAACTGGTCAAAAAATACCTTTCTTTAAAAATATAACAGTGTTTGGTTTCAACCAACATAATTTTGTAGCTTATACATTGATCAATCCTGTAATAACAGCTTTTAGCCATGATACATATGATTATGCTCAAGGCAACGGAACAATGGAACATCAAATGACATTGGATTACGAAACTGTAGTTTATAATGAAGGTGCAATAGATGGTAAGAGCCCCGATAATATCGTCACTGGATTTGGTGAGGAAGCTTTTTATGATAGAAGATTAAGCCCTATAGCAAGACCCGATGCAAATTCAAAGATATTAGGTCAAGGTGGATTAGTTGACGGTGCTGGCGGCACATTGAAAACTAATAGAAATATAGTACAAGAAACTAACACGGCGAATGGCACGGCATATAATACATTTAAAAATACAAACATAGTGAATATTGCAAAATCAGAAGTTGTCAATGGTATAAATAATTCAGTAGGACAAACCCCAAATAGAAATGTCAATGTAGCAACTCCTATATTTGGTGCTATTCAAAGTAGAATTGGAACTGCTGGAGCAAAATTATCAGGAGCACTATCTGCACCTCCACAGATAGGCGGTAATCCTTCCGCGGGTTCACAAACATCCGGTCAGAGTGGACCACAATAAAGTAAAAAAATGTCACAAATTATAGATAATCGTACAAACTTAGATCAAACAGTTAGAATTTTTGATTCTTTTTATGCGTTCAATTCAGTTGTTAATGCTGTAGAATATGATATCGTATATTCATATTTTGTATCTGTTTGTGCCTCTAAAAATATTGCAGCTAATTTTACTGCGGTGTTATTTAGAATAGCACAAGAAACACAGATACCTGTATTACAATTAATTGACCAAATCAAAGGTACAAAGAAAATGGAAATGAATCAAATTCTTGCTTACTATCTAAATAGTTTTAAAAGCAAAACTTCATTATATGGCATAGCTATCATACCAAAATCAAATCAACCAGTGGCACGAAACATAGTGCAATAAGTATGGCTAATTATGCTCAGGGTACTTATACTTGCCGAAATCCACAAAAGTATGTAGGTAAACATAAACCCAAATACAGATCGTCTTGGGAAATGCGGGTTATGATGTTTTTAGATGAAAATAAACATATTACACATTGGGCAAGTGAATCAATTTCAATACCGTATCGTAGCCCATTAGATGGAAAAATACATCAATATATTCCTGATTTTTTTGTGGTTTATGAAAATAAATCACATCAAATTAAGGCAGAAATAGTTGAAGTAAAACCAAAAAGTCAAACATCATTGACTGAAGCAAAAACCAGACATGATAAATTACATGCAATAGTTAACCAAGCTAAATTCCTATCCGCTACTGCATATTGCAAACAGCACGGTTATGTTTTTAGGGTCATTAGTGAAGATTCAATTTTTGCAAATACTACTAGTAGTGTAAAAAAAAGAAGATGACCTTTTTAGAAATGGGTCACGAAAGTAACTAAATACTTTCTATGACGAAACGACTAGAAGAACTTTTTGAACTGCCGCAAGATGAAATAGACACCTTGGCGAAACCAACACCAGAAAATGCACAGGAAATAACCACTGAAGCATTAGATAGTCTATCAAAAATAGAACAAGCATTACCTCAAGTCCGTGGATTAGAAGCCGCAGATGATGAGATGGATGCATTAGCTGAGATGGCTACAAGCAGCTACAAAGACTTAATTGATCTTGGGATGCAAGTGGATAGCAGATATGCCAGTGAGATATTTAATGTTGCTGGAACTATGCTTGGTCATGCTATTACTGCAAAAACTGCTAAACTAAATAAGAAGTTAAAGATGATTGATTTACAGTTGAAAAAAGCACAATTGGATCAAAAAGAATCAAGTAGGGACAAGGAAATTGAAGCTACCCCAATAGGAGAAGGTAGAGAACTTGATAGAAACGAGTTGCTTAAGATGTTGGCAGCAAAATCCACTTAAAAAGATAAATAATATATACAGGAATAAAAACATGCGAAGCCTTAAACATTTCATTGTTGAAAGTATACATACTTACAAGTATACTATCAAAATTGCCGGCACCATTGACAAAAACTTTATAGACATGTTTAAGTACAATCTAAAAAAGTTTGACCCAGTGGAAATTGGTGAACCAAAAAGTACTCCAATACAGAAATCACCATATGGTTTTCCTAACTTAGAGAACGAAAGTGTTACATTGATTAAAGTTGAGTTTAGATACCCAGCTACAGAACCAATGGTGCAACAACTTGCTCAGTTATGCGGATACAATGTTAACATGGTGCGTATGATATCAACTGCTTTTGATGATAGTATTGATAGTGAACAGGCGGGATATCAAAATGAAATGAGTCATAGCCCATTGCTTGATAAAGAAGAAATGGGTGAGCAGCCTGATGCCAAAGCAGCAAGCAAGGCGTACGGGGATTCATATTTACAATCAATCAAAGATCAAGCTAAAGAGTCTAAGATTGATATTCCATATGCAGGGACAAGAACAAAAGATGCGTTTGACCCGTTCAAGCCATATTTAGATGATAAGAAGATGGGGGACAAGAGCCCAATGAGTACTATAAAGATGCCACCAAAGCCAAAGACTGGCGCAGCATATAACCGTTAAGGAAAATAAAATGGATTTCAGAGATATATTAAAATCGTTTGACAATTTATCAGAAGCCACAACTACTACTGATACAGGTGAAGTTCACACTGCTGACCCAGGTGGTTACGGTCGTAAAGACGATGAAGATGCTGACGGTAACCCAGTTAAGCAAGCACCTCCTGCCGTGAAGCGTGGCAAAGGTCGTCCTCCAAAAGCAGCCCCTGCAGGTAGCAAGCCTGATTGGTCAGCATTTGGTGTAACAGGTAAAGATGTTAAGTTGCCCAAGTGGGATAAAAGTAAAACTACTAAGCATAGTTTGAAAGAATACTTTGATCAATTAACCCAAGCATTGAATGAAGCTGATCAAATTGAAATCAAACCGGCTTCACAAATGCCTAAGCAGCCCGGACAAACACTACAGCCCGGACAACAGCAACAAATGGCAGGTCAACCACAAAAGAACACACAAGTTATTGCACAAGGTGATAAGACACTAGGTACAGTTGACAACGCTCAATTAGCACAACAGATTAAACAATCTATTGGTAAAGGTGAACTGACTTTAATGCCTGATCAACAAATGGCTGAAGATGGTGAAAATTGGATCAAGGGTGCTATTAAGCATCCGGGCGCCTTCACCACAAAAGCAAAATCTCACGGTATGACTCCTACTCAATTCAGAGCAAAAGTCTTAGCACACAAAGAAGATTATCCTGCTAAGACAGAAAAGCAAGCACAACTTGCTACGACATTAAGCAAGATGCATGAGGCTGAAGCTCCACAGTACTTTGCACAATCAAGTCCACTAAGCACTGCTAATCGCGGTGTATTAGAAGGCAAGAAAGGTGTAAATCCTTTTGTCAAGAAAGATGACAAGGCTGAAAAGATTGGAAAAAAAGTTACCAAAGATATAGAAAAGGATGAGAAGAAAGGGAACGCACCTAAGAAAGGTGTTAATCCTTTTGCTAAGAAATCTGCCAAACCAGACTTTCTAGATATAGATAAAGACGGTAATAAGAAAGAGCCAATGAAGAAAGCTGTCAAAGATAAAAAGAAAGTTAAAGAAGGCATGGAACATAATTTACAAGCTGCAAGACTTCAAGGTAAAAGCCATGCACTAAGAAAAATGCCATACAATTGCACAAACGATGATATGGAAGAAGCAAGACACTATCACGACGGGTTCAAAGAAGGCTTAGATGAGTGCTATGGTCAAATGCCAATACTAGGTCTCACTGCAATTGGTGAAATGGGTCAAGGACCTGAAGTTGGCACAATGGCTAGTTATGGCGCACATGATGTAATGGATGAAGGCATGGGTAAAGGTGATATAGATATGTTTGGTGAAGATGATTATATGGATATTATCCAAGACATGATTGATAATAATCGCCGCTATATGAGTCCAAGTAGAAAACCAAGAGTAATGGCCGCAGTTAAAAAATATGTAGAATCAAACGGTGGAGTATTTGATCCTATGTTGTTTGAAGAAATGTATGATCGGATAGTATCATTCGCCCGAGATATATTTAACGAGCAAGGCATGGGTGAAGTAGATGAGATGGATAAGACTTCTTACATGAAGCAACAAGCAATTACAACGCCCGGTAACACTTTCAAAGCATTTGGACAAACAATGCGTGATAACAATGTTTTAGATGAATTTGCTTTTGAATCATTAGATAAGCAATTAAATTCTTTACTTGAAAATGTTAATGAAGGTAGAATGAATGAACTATCATTGGATTTTAAAGAGTTAACTGACGCAGAATTCAAAAAGAAATACGGTAAAACTAAGGCTGAATTCAAAGCCAATGTGAAAAGTGAAGAAAATGTATCTGAAGGAATGACAGTTTCAATCAGTAAAGGTCAACAAGGATCACCTGATTCAGTGTCAGTATCAGCACAAGATGGTGAAGCTGACCAATTGTTATCTATAATTAAATCAGCAGGTTTAGGCTTATTTGGAGGTGAAGAACAAGGTTTCAATGCACCACAAGGCTCAGCAGGTGCTCACGGTGGTATCAGCGTAGTTGATGACCATGACGGTATGATGTCATTGATGAAGAAATTGTCAGGCACTGGCGGCGGAGAAATGACAGATGACGGTGACTATGAAGATGAAGAAGGTTCCAGTGAAGAAGATCATGGGCATGAGGCAGAAACATGCGAGTCATGTGGCGACATGATGGAAGAGAATCATCAATGTGAATCCGATGAACAACCAGTTATGGGCGAAGATGAATCAGAAGATCAAATGACTGATGATGTATCTGAAGCAAATGCCCCAGATTCCGGTGCTGATAATACCAATGCTGATGTTGCAGGGAATGCAGCAGCTAATAGTGCATTGGCAACGGCAGATGCAGGTGCAGACGAAGAAGAAGGTGAAGTATATTCAAGCCCAACTAACGAAGCTGAAGATGAAACAGGTGAAGAAGCCGGCACAGACGCATTAGATGAAGATAACAATTGCAAAAAATGTGATTGCAATCCTTGCAAATGCGAAACAATGTCAGAATCAAGTTTCACTAATCTTTTCAGAAAAATAGCAATGCTTTCAGAAGAATCAACTAAAGTAGAAGAATCAGAAGAAAGACCTTTTATTTGTGTACATGCTAAAAAAGGTAAGTGCGAAGTTAAAGCAAGTAGTAGTTATCAAGCAGCACAAAAAGCTGCTCAGAAATGGGGACTTAAAAGTACAGCTGGCATTGATGCCCACTTGTCTGATGTAAAAAAGGATACTAGTTCAATAGAAGAATCATACGCTAACAGTGCAGATGATACATTTGAAGCTGACATTGGATTTATGATGAATGTTATAAGTGGTGGATTGAATAAACAAAAATCTACCGGTCAAACAACTATCCCAGTAATCTCAGGGCAAAAGAATCGCATGGGTGCTGATGGCTTAGGTAATCCTATGAAAGAATCCACTGAGTTGTTAAAAGACTACATGAAATTAAGCGGTCTATAAAAGAATCGTAACTTAAAATACTCGGCTTTATGTCGGGTATTTTTTTGGGTTGTTGTTTCTTAAAAAACGATAAATACATTATAAATAGGCAACACTAACATGAGTCAAAACAACATAGATTTTGGAACATTTCCTGATGATCCGTCAGCGGATGCAATAAGAACCGCATTTAATAAAGTACAAAATAACTTTAATCAGATATTTGATGCTAATACCAATTCAGCAGTTCTTTCAATTAATAGAACTCCGGGCGCCGGGGTAACTGTTAATAATCCCACGGGTAATGTAATTATTTCTGCTAATATTGCATGTGTTCAAGTGGCAACTAGTTCATTGAGTATTGGCAGAGGCAGTAACGGTGGTAGTAACACTGTTATTACACAATCTAGCCAAGTATTAATAGTTGATATTAACCCTACTCAAGTACTTTCTAATTACTTTGCTGCTGTGGGCAATGGATTAGCAACTTTTAAAGGAGTATTGACTACAACTTCAAACGCACAGCCTAATGTTACTTCATTGGGCAATTTAACTGGATTGACAGTGAGTAATGCAGGTGGCATAGTTAATTTTGCAAATACAGCCAATGTATCATTGGGTAGTGTAAGTAACTTACATATCACTGGTGGAGTCAATGGATATCAATTGATTACTGACGGTATAGGTAATGTCAGTTGGGAACAAGCAGGTATAGGACCATCTGGTGCAACAGGTGCAACCGGGGCAACCGGGGCAACAGGCGCAACCGGTACGATAGGCGCTACAGGTGCAACCGGGGCTACAGGTGCAACCGGGGCTACAGGTGCAACAGGTACTACAGGTGCAACAGGTACGATAGGCGCTACAGGTGCAACAGGTGCTACAGGTGCTACGGGTGCTACAGGTTATATAGGAACAACAGGTGCTACTGGAGCTACTGGTGCTACTGGTGCTACGGGTGCTACCGGGACTACAGGTGCTACCGGGACGAAAGGAACAACAGGTGCTACGGGTGCTACAGGTGCTACGGGTGCTACAGGTTATATAGGAACAACAGGTGCTACTGGAGCTACTGGTGCTACTGGTGCTACTGGTGCTACCGGGACTACAGGTGCTACCGGGACGAAAGGAACAACAGGCGCCACAGGCGCCACAGGTGCCACTGGTTACACAGGAACAACAGGTGCTACTGGAGCTACTGGTTACACAGGAACAACAGGTGCTACTGGAGCTACTGGTGCAACAGGTGCAACAGGTTCAGGTGCAACCGGCGCAATCGGTTATATAGGCAGCACAGGTGCCACTGGTGCTACGGGCCCAGCAGCTGGATCTAATACACAAGTCATATTCAATGATGCAGGATCACCTGGTGCAAATGCTAATCTAACATTCAATAAATCAACTAGCGTATTAACTGTTGCAGGGACACTGAATGTAGGTTCGGGAGCTAGTACTTCCGCTGGGTTAATTACTGGCTATAACGGCTCCCCCGGATTCGGGTCTATATGGAGTACGGCAATTACTCCATCAGCAAATAACTATTCACTTGTGACGAATGGGGCAATCACCTATCTAAACGGCAGCAGCACCGTCGCCCTGACAATTGGCGGAACCCCGGTTGCAACAGCCATCTCCACCGGACTCGCAGTAACAGGGACGCTGAGTGCGACGGGGCAAATCAGCACCACTGTTCAAGGCGCTTCATTTACTGCTGGCGTTAATACTGGTACGTCAAGCACTGCCTACACCAACTACAAAGGGACTGACGCAGTGGGTACAGCCAAATCATGGGTTGTCGGCATCAACCCTTATGCTGTCAATGGAAGTGGTGAATTTGTTGAACTTGCAACGGGATTAGGATTGCATCTTGCACCCACTACGGGCAATGCCAGTTTTGATGGCAGCGTTGGCATTGGAACGAGTTCGCCTGTTGCAAAACTGGATGTGCAAGCAGCTACCGGAACATTTAGACTGGCATCATCAACTGGCACTAATGCGGCGTATCTATATGCAACAAATACTGGTGGCGATTTCTACTTTGGTAGAGACAACAGCACAGGCGCTACATTTGGTTCAAACACAGGGTACACATCTATTCTTTGGTCTACTGGCGCTTATCCAATGGCGTTCTTTACCAACGGCACAGAACGGATGCGCCTCGGCTCAAGCGGCGGGATGAATTTGAGCGGGACGCTTTCTCTTGGCTCGGGCTCTGCACTAGGAACAGCGCCTCTTGACGTTCATACGTTGACAGGGGTGTGTGAGGTTGGCGTTTACGCAAACGACAACACCAGCGCGACTGCACACGCCCAACTGCGTCTATATTCCGGCGGCGCGTCTGGCGGCGACCCAATAGTTAATTGGGAGGTAACTGGCGGTAGTCGGTACTACATGGGTATTGACAATTCCAACTCCGACAAACTGGTAATCGGTTCTGGTTATTCCCCCGGCGCGTCTGACTACTTGACCATCTCCTCCACCGGACTCGCAGTAACAGGCGCGCTGAGTGCGACGGGGGATATAACAGTCAACAAAGCCAACCCCGCTATTTTACTTAGCGCTGCTGCTGCGGCTCAGACCGCTTCCTACTACACGCAAACAGCAGGCGTTGATCGCTGGCAGTGGGGCAAAGGGAATACTGCCGAGTCGGGATCAGACGCGGGGTCAGACTACTTTATGAACCGGTTCTCAGATGCGGGTGCGTATCTTGGTACGCCGTTCACCATCAGCCGCGCTACCGGGTTGGCAGCATTTGCCACTAGCCTCGCAGTCACAGGGACGCTTGACGCTCGTCTTGCAGCTTCAGGTAGTGGCGCTGTAGTTACTGTCGGCAACGTAAACAACGGTCAGTTTGGTGGTTTTGGTATCACTGACGGAGCCCCTTACCCGCTTGAGGTTTGGGGTAACGTACTGGTATTTAAAACAAACGGTGCGTCTTACGCAAGTACAGCAGAAAAAATGCGCCTAGACTCCAACGGATATTTAGGCGTAGGTGAAGCTGTACCCGTATCACGGATTCATGTATCTGGCGCAGCGTTTGGAGCAACTACACAAATTCGCATTGCCTCAACCTCCGCCAGTAACTCAGGAGCGCCTTCTCTTGTTTTAACAAGGTCTAGTTCGTCAACGATGACGGCGCAAGGTATTGGTAACATTTACTTTTCCCGTTTGCTTACAGATGCGGCATCAAACACTGCCGCTTCTATTGTTGCAACTGGAAACAATTCTTCTTCAGCACCGACTTGCACCCTTACCTATGACGCCATAACCAACCACGTTTTGCAAATCAACGGCACTGGAGTCTCCACATTCTCCTCCACCGGACTCGCAGTAACAGGGACGCTGAGTGCGACACCGAGCGGTTCAACGTCGGCGGTAGCGGTCGGAACGGTCAGCGGGTATGGGGTTTTGTTTTTCAACGGTGGCGCTGCGTCCTTAAGCACATCCAGCGGTATTTTTGGGGGCGGTGGTGACCCCAGCATTTATCTTGCAGCAACAACAGGAGCCAGTGTATTTGCAAGGGTTGGCGGTTCGACTAGAGGCGAATTCTCCTCCACCGGACTCGCAGTAACAGGCACGCTGAGTGCGACGAGCACCATAACCGCGTCTGCGGGTCGCGTCGTCGCTGGAAACTCTGGCATCAACGATGCTCTGTTTCAAGCCACAAATACAGGCGGCACCCTGTACATGGGTCTTGATAACAGCGGCGGTGGTTTTGGTACAGCAGGGGCTTACGGAACAGTCATCTATCGCCCGGCAGCGACTTCATTTGCGATTAGCCGCGCAGGCACTGTAGACCTGAGAATTGACGCCAGCGGCAACCTTGGGCTGGGGGTTACTCCGAGTGCTTGGTATAACTCCGGCACCTTGCAAGGCACAAGTTTTGGAATCAGTGTTCTTTTGGGTGTAGATCAAACCGGCTTTTCAACAGGTTGTTATCAAGATGGTTACGGTTTAGCGCTTAACTGGAAATCAAAAGGCGCGTACAGACCAACCTTGTATGCACAGGCTTCTGGAGCGCATCAGTTCTATATATCAACGGCGCTTCCAACTGGAGCAGGTCAAGCCATCGCTTGGACAGAGGCGATGACGTTAACTGCTGCGGGTGACTTGTTGGTCGGCAAGACTGCCACTGCCTTGGGAACTGCGGGTATCGAGTTGCAAGCAGTAGGTTTTCTAGCGGTCACTCGCGCCGAGCGCCCGTTTGTGCTGAACCGCCTAACTACTGATGGAGATTTAATTGAGCTATACAGAGACAGCGTAACGAAAGCCACGATTGGCATTACCTCAAGCAATCTTACTTTTGGTGTCGGCGGTGCTACATGGATGACTCTCACCACCAGCGGCAACCTCGCGTTTTCTGCCACCGGTGCTGCCATCAGCAACGTCACATCTATCAACGGCGGACAGCTTGCTGGGCTGCGCAACCGGATCATCAACGGGAACATGTCGGTGTGGCAGTATTGGACGTATGTGTCCAACCCGGTGAGTGGGTCATTTTTGGCAGACCGATGGACCGTATATTCCCTCGGCACCGCGGCTGCGTTAGCAACGCAGTCCTCCAATGTCCCGAACGCGCAGTCCCTGTACTCGTTGCTCGCCAACGGTTCTGCCGGCAACACCATGCTCGCCTTCAACCAGCGCATTGAGTCACTCAATATGTACGACATGAGCGGGCAGGTTGTGACGGTGTCGGCGTGGGTCTACTCCAGTGACTCGCGTGCGGCCACCGTGACCCTTTACTACCCAACTGCCACTGACAACTACATCGGGTTCGTCGACCTTGGTGCTAACGTATCTGCGGCCGCAACTGGGTGGAGAAAAGTATCGTACCAGTACACCATACCGGCGCAGCAGTTCGGCCTGCAACTTACGCTGTCGTTTGGTGCGGTAGGAGCCGGGATATCGGTCGGCATAGCGCAGGTACAGATTGAGATTGGCTCGGTTGCAACAACGTTTGAGCAAAGGTCGTTTGGGCTGGAACTGTCGTTGTGTCAGCGGTACTACGTGAAGGTCGGCGCCAACGCGATCGGCGCAGCGGCATCATCAACCATAGCCGACGTATTCCTTACGTTCCCGGTCACGATGCGTACCGCACCCACCTTCACCGCGCTTGATACATCCGTGGACATTCGTATAAACGGAACCACGTTATCGTACGCCGGCGCATGGGCCTCATTATCGTCCGGCGTCGACACCGCGATTATCAACTTTACACTCACTTCCGGCAGTTGGCCCGGCACAAACCTATTTGTTGTCAACTCTACCCCGGTCGTGGCCGCTTCAGCGGAGATTTAATTATGTGTAATTTGCGGCGGCATAAATATATGTGACAACATTGTAAAATTCCTGGGGTCGCATCCGGCGTATCTTAGGTAACAAAACATAAATGGAAATTAAAATGAACGACAAAAAAATTGAACTATCTTTAAACTTGATCAACGGCATCTTGCAGTATCTGGCCACACGCCCCTACCAAGACGTTGTTGTATTGATTCAGGGGATCCAAGAGCAAGCCAAGGACGCATCTGTACCCGCGGAGTAAAAAATTACCTGAAATCAAAAACCGTGGGGTTTTCGGCCTTCTAGCAGAGGGCAGCACCCCACAGTCTTGTGTAGTCGGTTACGGCGACATAAGCAGATTCTGGTAGGCATACGCATATTAGGAAAAAAAATGGTAACTTTAGATTTATTAACGCAGATATGTCCGCACACAAAATCAAGTATTCTTGAGGGATATATTGAACCACTTAACACCGTGGCTGAATACTATGAAATGAATGTGAATCCAGCAAGATTGGCTGGCTTTCTAGCACAAACTGCACACGAATCCGGTGGTTATAACTTCATTAAAGAAAATCTAAATTATAGTTCTAATGGACTACGCAGTACATTTGGTAAATATTTTACCAATGATGACATGGCAAATCAATATGCAAAAAAGCCAGAAAAGATTGCTAATCGTGTTTATGCTAACCGAATGAAAAACGGGGATGAATCAAGCGGTGATGGATATAAATTCCGCGGGCGTGGACTTATTCAATTAACTGGTCGTGATAATTATACTAAATTTGCCAACGATTTGGGTATGAGTTTAGAAGATACTGTTGCTTACTTAGAGACACCAAACGGTGCAGTAGCAAGTGCAGGATGGTTCTGGGAAAATAACAAATTAAATCAATATTGTGATAGTGGAGATTTTGTTACATTAACTAAACGTATCAACGGTGGTACTATTGGGTTAGCAGATAGAAAACATCACTTTGAATTAGCGATGCATTACTTAACAGCATAATATGTCACAGCCTATTTGGAATACCCCTGCTGGCTCTATAGGAAGTTATCCATATGGATATGCAACTTCATATGTATTATTGGCAACACCAGTTGCCCCCGCTACTAGTGTAAGCTATCAAGTTTTAGCAGGATCATTACCTAACGCAATAGTACTAAACACTAATACCGGTGTATTATCCGGGATTCCTGCAATAGTAACATCTGACACACTAACTATATTCACTGTAAGAGCAACAGATAATTTAAATAATATCCGTGATAGAACATTTAGTATGTTGATTACTGGTGCTGTTACACCACAGATTACTACACCAAGTGGGGTAATATTAACTACCCAAGATAGTGTTTGGACACAGATACAAATAGAATATTCTAATCCTGTTCCAAACAATATAGTATTAATAGAGTTACAACAGGGGCTATTGCCTCCGGGTCTTGAAATTTCTACATCAGGGTTGATACAGGGCTATCCACAACCACCAACAACAATAGTTACATTACCCTTAGTAACCGCATTTAGTTTAAATACATCATCTACATCGTTGATTTATTGTTTATCAATTATAGGTATAACTATTGGAAGACCGGTGACATTTACCGATCCTATAGGTGGAATAATCGCAGGACAAACATATTATATAAAAACTATTGATACGACTAACACTGCATTTACTATATCTACCACCCAAAATGGAAGTACTTTTGTATTGAGTGAAGATGCAGGAGGGATGAATATTACATTACCTGCAATTTCTACCGGTCAACCTATAATTAGAACTTACAATTTTGTATTGGCACTAGTAAGTGCTTTGGGTAACGCAACTGCTTCTTATTCAATTACAGTTTTAAATCAAAACACCCCTGTAAGTCAAGGTGGTCCTGGAAACCCACCTAACACAAGACAGCCCACTTTATTAAATACTAGACCATTGACAATTACAGTAAATGATAGTGATCCGTATTATGGTTATTATTTATTGCCACCGATAGCAACTTCAACGAATGCTCAATTAGGTACATTTTTAAGTGATAACTACTTTGCTTTCAAATTAATTGGATATGAGTTTGATGGCAACGATATTAATTATTATGTTTCTGGATTGCCGCAGGGAATAGCACATGATTCTACCACAGGTTGGATAACAGGAACTCCTATTTTGTCATCACCGGGTATTAATAACTATAGTTTTACTGCACAAGTAGTAAGAGCAGGTAATACTGGAATAGTGTCTCCGGTGTTTAATTTTGCATTCAATCTAAGTTTGGATATCACTGGTACAATATCTTGGGTCACACTACAAGATTTAGGTACAATATATAACGACACTCTTAGCATATTAAAAGTCCTTGCAGTTTCGGACACCCCATTAGAGTATAGATTAACTTCAGGTAGTTTACCTCCGAATTTAACATTATTACCCAGCGGTGAAATAACAGGTATTGTAGCTAGTCAACCAACAAATACTTTTTTAAATGTTGGTGAACAAACTGCTTTTACATTTACAATTCAAGCATACTCGTCAAACTTTGCTATTGTAGAATCTAGCAAAACATTTACCGTAAATGTATATCAAGAATATGGGCAACCTACTGATATATTATATATTCAAGCGGCCCCTAGCATTAACGATAGAAATATACTACGAACATTGTTAGACAGTGAAGCACTAATACCTACTGAATTATTATACAGATCAGATGATGTTAATTTTGGAAAAGCAACCAATGTCATATACGACCATGCATATGGTATATATGCAAGTGGTCTACAAGAATATATAGCATCAGTCACACAAAATCATTACTGGAGAAATATCACTTTAGGTGAGCTAAAAACTGCTATTGCAAGAGATAACAATAATAATATAATTTATGAAGTAGTATACAGTGAAGTAATTGATAATTTGATAAATCCCCAAGGGGTTAGTGTTCCTAGTAGTATATATTGGCCAACTCCAATTGATTTACATTTGGGACCTTGGTACACAAGTGTAACCGATATATTCACTAGCTATGTTGAATTGTTAAATCAACAATACTTTACTAGTTTGACTTCCGGATATGCTAGAACGCTATACCCTAACAGTTTATTTAACATGCGTAATAGAGTAGCTGATATCCTGGGACAAGTATTAAACAGCACACTATTGCCAGTATGGATGACTAGTCAACAAACAAATGGTAGTACTTTGGGCTATACTCAAGCATGGGTAATATGCTATACAAAACCAGGCCAAGCTGAAACTATTAAAACGAATATAGAAACTAACTGGCCATATACTCTTAATCAGATTAATTTCAATATAGATAGATTTACAGTAGATAAGAGTACTACTTATAATTGGGAAAATGATTTTAATCCACCTGCATGGTCTAGTTTACCTAGTGCTACTCCAGTACCAAACCCAATCAATAGTCAAGATTTCTTTGTATTGTTCCCTCGTGCAACTATTTTACCAGATGAAACTCAATACTAAATATATATAACGGAATAAAACAATGAGTACAATCAACACAAATCCAATTAATGTAAATTATCCTGTCCCGGGTGTTAACAACAACAGTCAAGGATTCAGAGATAATTTTGCATCTATTGTAACCAATCTTAATGCTGCCGGAACAGAAATAACTGACCTGCAAAATAAAGTAGTAGTTAAGCAGGCTTTAATAGGTACTACTATTAACAATGATATGGCCAACACGCTTATCAGCAACGCAAGTACACGCAGTTTCAGAGCAACCACTTATAATTTAGGCAACGCATTATCAGGTACTGTTCTAGTAAATACTTCATTAGCAGATGTTCAGTATGGAACAATAGCAGCAAATACTACAATCAATTTTGGTAGTTGGGCACCAGCCGGCACGCAAAGTAATGTTCAATTAAATCTATCAATATCTAATACCCTTTCTACTATTACTTTCCCGTCAAATGTAACATTGGGAGCAACTACACTTGAAAATTATTCAAATATAAATGGAAATACATCGGTCACTGTTCCATATGGGGTAACTCAACTTAATTATTTAATAAGTACAGTTGATTGTGGTACTACATTGTCTATTTCCGCAACTAATAGACCAATTCAGTCTACACAAATTCAACAACGTCTTGTTCCTCCTACTGGATTTCAAGGTGACGTAAACGGAGATATTGCAGTTGGTTCTTCGGTTAATCAATTAACTATCACTGGGGCTAATACAGACCCGTATCTTACGACTTCCGGGAACACTACACAACTTTATACTGATTTGCCAATCGTATTCACCGGTACTTCACTTGCAGGTAATATAGTGGTGGGCACAACATATTATGTAAGAAATGTAGTGTCAAGCACTACATTTACAGTGTCATCATCTATTGGTGGTGCTAATATTGCTATTGGAGCAAATGCATCTGGTACTTCAATGCTTGCTAACCCAACATCATACGTTTATATAGCAACTGACACATATAATTCTACTGCGTGTGCAACTAGTGTAACAAACACATTTTCGAGTGGCAATGTGATTACACTGTCGGGTAATTTGTCAAGTATAACTAGTGCAGTAAACTCACCAATTATCTTTACTGCTAATATGGGTGGATTGATTTCTAATACAGTATATTATATCAAAACTGTTGCTAGCCCAAATATCACAGTAAGTCAATCTAGGACAAACGGTGTGGCGGGAACAGTAGTTGCATTAACTTCAAATATAGTAGCAACTAGTGCTACTTATTATGTTGGTAATGATATTTGGAAAAAAATTGTACTGTCGCCGTGGTAATAAATATTTGAATGGAACATCCATTCTTAGATAGAAAAACACTGTCTGAAAAGACACTAGAGGAAATTCAAGCTACCCTAACCGGGCTGATGAATAAACTTACTTTTGCTCACCGAATGGGTAATAGACCACTAATCAATCAACTTGAAATGGTGGTTGAAAGTTATCGCAACGAAGCAAATAAAAAACTTGATGAGGTAATGAAAAAACAAAACCTGCATAATCAAGTTTCTATTCAGAAAGAGGGCGAAATTGGCAACAAGAATTGAACGTGAATTTGCATTCCAAGCTGCTGTTTATTTTGAAGGGGAGTTCTTAATGAACATATATGAACTTTCATTGAGCATGGAAGTTGATACAGCATCTATTAAAGAACAAAATATAGCAATGGACCGGATACATTACTTCTTACATAACTGTTTGGGCAATAGTATTTTTGTGCAAGATTCAGAAAAAAAAGCGATTGAGAAGTATCTACAAGCTGATATCAAAGTTTGTACTCTTCCGGACGAGCCGTATGATCAGATCATAACCATTCTGCTATTGTTGAAACTAAACGCCATAACAGAAGGTAAATTACATATAACTGATATATCACTTATTTCTGGATTAAGTGATGATGTTAAATTTATTTATGATGTAGAAACTGTAGCTAATCACCCTTTTGGTAACAAGGGCTGGTGGGAATGTGCTTCCACTTCTATATCTGATTTATCCAAATCTAATAAAAAAGATAAAATAGTTAGATTGATAAAACATCATAATGATTGGGCCGGAGTTAGTTTGGATTGGGAACAAAAAGAACATACCTCTACTGAAATTATTTTCAACAATGACTACCATAAACAACCATAAGTGTTGATTTATCTATTGGTCTATGTTAAAATACATAGATGAGAACCGACATATACGATCAAATAATCCTCACAGAAAATGACCTGTGTGATTTGTATATGCGTGATTCTACCCGCACTATAAAAGATTGTTTGGTAGATGAAAAGATAACTCTGGGTACCATATTTCTTTCAAATGAAAACTTACCCGTTCTAATAGAGTATGTTAAATCTAATTTATCAGTAAAAGAATTTGATAGTCAAAATCAATCACAATGGCAAATGCCCAAAGAATATTATGAAATGGATATTGCTAAATGGGTATTAGCTCAATGCAAAACCGAAGAAGAACTGCAACGAGCAGGTGATGAACTATTAAAATTCCATGATAGGAATATGTTTTCATTACTACAATACTTAAAATATCTTGTTGATACTATGCGTAGTAATAACATAGTTTGGGGAGTGGGCAGAGGTAGTAGTGTGGCTAGTTTTGTGTTGTTTTTGATAGGGATTCACAGAATTAACAGTCTTTTTTACCAATTATCAATTGATGAATTTCTAAGGTGAGTAATTGGAATACTGAGTAAAAATTAAGGCATACTAGCAGAAGATTAAATATTACTAACTAAAAGGAGATAAAATGGCCACATACAGATCCGCAATGGGTAAAACCGTTGACATGTCAGCTATTGTAGCAAAAAATGAAAAAGTCAGAGCCGTGGGGAATGTCAAAAATCTTAACGCACGAGGTGACACCATTGATTCAATGGGTAGAATAATTCAACCCGCAACTGCTAAAGTAAACAATGCTTATGCTAAAACAGTGGGAAATCGTTCAGCAAACGCAAGCAAGCCACAAAGTAGAATACAACCGGATGTTCCCACACCAGCAAAAATAGCCGTTGCTGAACTCCACCCAGAAGAATTTGAGTTAGATGAATCAATTGAAGATGATTTGGCGATTGAAAAAATCAAAGAAGAAGAAATCAAGAAAGCAACAAAGAAGAAATAACATGACACACACCGAACCAAAAAAATTAGCATTTGCTCCACATAAATTCAATAAAAGCCAGTTCAACCCAATTGGCGCACATATTATCGTATGTGATATGAGTTTTGACCAACGCATTACACATGGCGGTATTCTATTGCCCAATGATGATATGAAAAGTGCAGGTATCAGGCCTCGCTGGGGAAAGATATATGCTGTGGGTTCAGAAAACAAAGATACTGACATTGTTGAAGGTAAATGGGTTTGTGTCAGTCATGGACGCTGGACTCGTGGAATTGAGATAGAAGATGAAACGGGTAAGAAAACATTGCGTAGAGTTGACGCTGATGATATACTAATGATGTCAGATGAAGAAGTATCGGATTCAACATTAAGCGAAATGGTGTACTAATGATAAAATGGTTTAAGAAAAAGATTCACAACTGGGCCAGTGAAGATTGGGAAAATGCTTCTAGAGTGGAAGAATCGACGGTCGGCTCAGTTAGAAGGCGTAGATTTGACCGAAATGGAATGAACTTTACTATCTACTCTGCTAACGGAGGATATGTAATGGAATATGTTTCGTATAATGACAGAACCGAAGAACGCGATTCCACATTACATATCATTCCCAGTGAACAAGACTTGGGTCAAAGTATCGCCCACATCATAACACTTGAGATGCTTAGAAAATGAAAAATCAACTTTGGGTTGAGCGTTATCGTCCCAAATCTGTTAAAGATTATGTTTTTGTGGATGAACGACAAAAACAACAGGTAGAAGGTTGGATAGCTAATGGTAGCATTCCGCATCTATTGTTAAGCGGCGACCCGGGTACTGGTAAGACTACTCTTGCTAAAGTATTGATCCATGAACTTGGTGTGGAAGATTATGATGTAATGGAAATCAATGCTAGTCGTGAAAATGGCGTAGCAATCGTGCGTGATAAGATTAATGGATTTGCACAAACCATGCCATTCGGTAAGTTTAAGGTAATCCTACTTGATGAGGCCGATTACACTAGCCCAGAGTTTCAAGCAGCATTGCGTAACGATATGGAAGCATATGCTGATACAGTGAGATTTATTCTTACTTGTAACTATGAACACAAAATCATTCCAGCATTGCGTGAAAGTCGTTGCCATAAGTTTCATATTGCTAAACCCGATCGTACAGAATATACAGCAAGGGCAGCAACTGTTTTATTGACAGAAGGTATTGAGTTTGATTTAGATACATTGGACAGTTATGTTCGTGTAGCATACCCAGACTTGCGTAAATGTTTGAATCAACTACAAGTTAATTCAAGCACCGGTAAACTATTGCCTCCGCAATCACAGGGTAATAGCGAACATGAGCTTCTAATAGAAGCAACTACATTGTTCAAAGCTGGCAAGATTCTTGAGGGTCGTCAGCAACTTATGCAGTACACTGCATTGTACCCGACCCGAGTTGAAGAAATTTATACTTGGGCTTACTCTAACTTAGATTTGTGGGGAAAGACACAAGAAAAGCGTGATGCAAGTATCATTATCATTCGCAATGGTTTGGCAACATTGCCCTTAGTAGGGATTCCTGAAATAGCAATAGCGGCCTCAATTGTGGAGTTGACGGCATGAAATATTTACTTATCCAATTCTTGAGGAAACCTAATGGCCAAATTGACGAACAGGTGTCTATTAGCAAACGCTTGCGACCAGCAGACATTCAAACATGTAATGTCATTATGGATTTTGGTAAGAAGAAAGTTGAAAAATGCGTAGTTGAAGGAAAGACTGTGGATACAGACTGGAATAAACTAAATGAATACTATAAGCGTATTTACCCGGCATTAGTTGATCAATTAGAAAAGAATAATACTGAAAGCGAAGTTAAGAAGAAATAAAAAGAGGGCTTAAGCCCTCTTTTTTAACTATACAGTTTGAGTACTTGCTCAATTATCCGGTGTCGCTGTACATCTTTTACTTCAAATTTACATGACACAATACCGGAGACAGGGTGCTGACCAAGTCTTGTGACTAAATCGAGAAGACCATTGTTTTCTTTTCGCTGGTCTGTCTGCTCGGTATCACCCGTCAGGATAATTTTACTTCCTGACCCTATCCGGGTCATTAACATTTTTAACTGGCCTGGACGACTGTTTTGGCCCTCATCCAGAATGATGATAGAGTCCTTGAATGTGCGGCCACGCATAAAGCCCAACGGAGAGAATTCAATGACTTGTTCAGCTATCATCTCCGCAAGCTCCTTCACCGTGTAATACTCATGCAGAATATCCACCATTGGTCTTACCCAAGGGGCCAGTTTCTCATTCAAATCACCGGGCAAGAATCCATGATCCTCATCCTCCACGGCTACCGCAGGCCTGGTAAGAACGATTCGTTTACATTCGCCGGCACGAAGTGCTTTAACTGCTGCCAAGATTGCAAGATATGTTTTTCCAGTACCGGCAGGGCCAGAGACGACAACAATATCTGTGTTTTCATCTAGTAATGCGATAATATAATTTTCTTGATTTAGCGATTTGGGGATCAACTGCACGGGTCTTTTATTAACCCTAGTAGTTCTTTGTGCTTGTGAGAAATCTATTGTTTTGGATTCTTTCATATAAAAAGTTTGATTTGTTTGTTTTTTGCTAGTTAAATAGCGTGAATCTTCTTGCGTTGTGCGTAAAGCACTAGTTTTCCGTTTGCTCAATGTAAATTCTCCTTTATAAGAGCGTGAGTTCTCATAATACTCATAGTTATTTACAACTGGTTAAATAGACTAATGTAGTAGACTTTTAACACAAATTTCTAGACTAAATATAAGGCTAAGGGTTCAACTATTGTAATTTCTTATTAGTGCTATTAATCAATAAAAGATAAATATATTAATGAAGCACGAAGCCGCAGACAATTTTTTTAATGGTGTTGATTATGTCAGCATCATAGACACCGTAAAAGGTATATTTACTAGTGATGGTTCAATGAATACCTTATTGGACTTTGAACGAGTACTAGACGAATCTGACCTATACGCCTACCGTAACTGGGAACTAGGTGAATTAGTTCAAGGTCCTGACATAAAACGCTATACAGTTAGTTGCATATTCATGTGGCCATACAAACTAATGCCCAATCCAAAAGGTGCCAGACGATTAGTAGCAATTGGATGTAAAGTTAAATTTGCTAAAAGCAAAATTGAAGTTCCAGTAGAAGTCAAAGATTACGAAGATTATGTTGCAGGGACAAGATATCCAAAGATGGCACCTAAACAAGTTTGGTTTGTTTTCATAGAGATTCCCAAAGACTTGCTGGACGATATTAAAGAAGGTTCTATTGACTTGGCAGGACAAACAATTGATCTGGAAGAACTAGATGATTCATACGATGAAGATTTAGATAAAGACAATGGTGAGGGCGAGGAAGAAAATCCGCAACAACCAGTTGATATGGGAATGGGCGGCATGCCACCTCCGGCAGCTCCTGGTGCCCCTCCAATGTAAGGTGTAATATGACAAGAATCATTAATGAAGGTTTAGATTATATGGATATGGAACATCAAATTGAACCAAATGTATCCATTGATGAATATTCTGCCAAGATGGGCAAGGATAGTGATATTGTTACACTTGCATTTATTGTCAAGAGCGAAGCAGCAGGTAATGATTTAGTTGATTGGTTTGAGCGAGGATATGACTGGATACTTGATGCCAGCTTGAGTGATGGTGAATTAAGCCCTGGTAGATATTTAGTATTTGTTGAAATGAAACGCAGAACAAAAATACCGGAACGAGTTGTAGAATTGCTTGATGATTTAGAAACACTTACAGGAATGACAGTGGATGAATGGGAGGTGACTATTGATGAAAAAGATTACTCGGCAGATACAGAAATATTGAAAGAATTGATACCTATCAGCCCACATGAATATCGTGAAGAAAACGAAGATGAAAAAGAATTAAATGAAATGCGTCATCGTGCAGGATTAGACACAGTAAATTTACACGGTGAACCGGATAGTGAATTAAAAGCATTTATATCAATGGCAGGTTTATAAAATGGCAACAACAATATTAGCAAAGAAAGCAACAACTGATACCCCAATAGCAAAAAGTGATGACCAGCATACTCAACTAGCAGCAGATCCAACTATACCTCAATTTCCACAAGAAAGTAGTTATGGCACAACAACACCAAACACAACCTTATCAGCAAGCAGTACTTCAGCATTTAGCACACCTTCGTCAGGAGGATTCGGGTTACCCGGTTCGTTTGGTGCACCAGCAGCCGTGGGCAACGGTTCGCCAGCATCAACAAGCAACATGGGATCAATCGGATCAAGTAACATGAATGTAAGTCTGGGTAATCAACCCGTATTAACAGGTGCCGGAGTAAATGCTGCCCAAGATGCCAGTATCTTAATTAAGAACACCAACGACGATTTCATAAATAAAAAATGGCGACCACTAATGGCATTTGTTTATATGCTTACTTGTACATGTGACTTTGTTATATTCCCTATATTATGGAGTTTATTACAAGCAATGAGCAAAGGTAGCGTCACTATGCAATGGCAACCTCTAACACTGCAAGGTGCTGGTCTTTACCATATCGCTATGGGTGCTGTATTGGGTGTGGCCGCATACGGCAGAACTAAAGAAAAACTAGAAAATAAAGCCTAACTACTATTGACAATAGCAGATTATTTTGCTACAATAATAAGATGGATTATTATGAAATTTTAGGTGTTACTAAAACCGCCTCACAAGAGGATATCAAAGGGGCCTGGCGAAGATTGGCTAGTCAGCATCATCCCGATAAGGGAGGGGATAAAGTCAAATTTCAGGAAACACAAGCTGCGTATGAAACATTAAGTGATGCAAATAAACGCCAGCAATATGATAATCCCATGCCACAAGGATTTCCGCAGCAAGGTGGAATACCCCCAGGGTTTGAACATATATTTGGTCAAATGTTTGGTCAAAATAATCCTTTTGACATATTCAGTCAACAACGTAGACAACAACAACCTCAACAACAATTATTTAGAACAACAATAAATATATCATTAGAACAAGCATATAACGGCGGTGAACAAATATTAAAACTACAAACACCCACGAATGTACATGCCATAACCATTCAGATTCCTAAAGGGATTCAAAATGATAATCAAATGCGTATAGATAAAGTCATAGATGGTGCTAGTTTAATAGTAGATTTTCGGGTTGAACCCCATCTCAAATATGATAGACAAGGTAATGATTTAATTTGCAACCATCCAATTTCCGTGTTAGATTTGATTATTGGCACAAGTTTTGAATTTGTTACTCTATCAGGAAAAACGCTGGATGTAACAATTAAACCTAAAACTCAACCCTATATTCAATTAAAATTAGCGGGACAAGGCATGCCTATACTAAATGCTACTAGCTACGGTGACCAAATTATATTGTTAAAAGCATTCATCCCTGATATAATAGGAGAACAAGTTATCAATAGCATTACGGCTTATAAACAACAAAGGAATCAAGCATGAACCATTCACCCGAAATTGATAGCATTATTGAACAAGCGATTCATCATGCTAAAGAAAGAAAACATCAATATGTAACCGTAGAACATTTACTTCTTGGTTTGATAAATCACAGTGCATTCAAAAAATGCTTGCATAGTTTTGGTGCAGATATTGAAACAATGGATCAAGAGATTAAGGCATACTTAGACAGTTTACATGCCATTGTAAGCAAAGAGGATGAAGTAGTACCTCGTAAAACAAATAGTTTAGAACGAGTTATGAATCGTTCTGTAACACAAGTGTTATTCACCGGTCGTAGGCAAGTAACAACTATTGACTTGTATCTTAGCATTGCGGCAGAAGGGAATAGTCATGCTCATTATTTCTTGTTGAAATACGGAATCAACAAAAATGAATTTGTAGCACATTGGCAGAAAAATTATAAGCACAACGAAGTGGGTAATCTCACCGAGAATCAAGCCGACGAAATTCTAGAAGAATATACCATCAACTTAACACAATTAGCGGCACAAGGTAAACTTGAACCAATGATTGGTCGCGGCAAAGAACTTGACGATATCATTAATGTACTTGCTAAACGATTCAAGAGTAATGTATTGATGGTAGGTGACCCTGGGGTTGGTAAAACAGCAATCGCCGAAGGTCTAGCACAGATGATGATCAACAAAGAAGTACCTGAATTCTTGCATGATCATCAAATATATAGCTTGGAGATTGGCTCATTGCTTGCAGGAAGTAAATATCGCGGGGACTTTGAAGAAAAAGTCAAAGCAGTACTGGATGCGTTAAACACAAAGAAAAAGACTATCCTTTTCATTGACGAGGCACATACTATGCAGGGTTCAGGGGGTTCATCTACTGGTTCAGTGGACTTCAGTAACATGATTAAACCCGCAATTACTAAAGGTACTCTTAAAGTTATTGCTAGCACAACTTGGGAAGAATACTACGAAAGTTTTGAAAAGGACCGTGCATTGATGCGTAGATTCTATCGTGTGTCAGTTGATGAACCTAATCACGACACAACTATTCGTATATTGAATGGATTAAGTGCTAGACTTAATGATTTTCACAATGTTGAAATTACAGATGAGGCAATCAAAGCAGCAGTTGAAAGTGCTGATCGGTATATTCATGACCGAAAGAACCCAGACAAATCTATTGATTTACTTGATGCTGCTTGCGCTAAACAACGAGTAGCAGAGAACAAAGGGGCAATCATTACCAAAGACCTTGTATTTGATCAAGTTGAACGATTCACCGGAGTCCCTGCTGACAAGATGAAGGGTGACAACTTTGATTTGATTCATAATTTAGAATCAAATATCAAGGACAAACTATATGGTCAAGATGAAACTGTACAAAAAGTACTTGAACGAATTTATGTTAACTTTGCTGGTATTGGTAATGATAGTAAACCAACAGGTAGTTTCTTATTCTTAGGCCCTACTGGAACTGGTAAAACAGAATTTGCCAAACTACTTAGCAAGAACTTGGATATGCCGCTACTTAAGTATGACATGAGTGAGTATTCAGAGAAGCATAGTGTTTCAAGTTTGATTGGACCTCCTCCGGGCTATGTTGGATTCGGTGATAGTCAAGTGTCGGGTGGTAGATTGATTAATGACTTGAGCAAGAACCCACATAGTATTATGCTATTTGATGAGGTTGAAAAAGCACATCCAGAAATCTTTAATATCTTTCTACAGATGTTAGATGAAGGGCATCTTACCGGTAGTAATGGCAAGCAAGTTAACTGTAAAAACAGTATTATCATTATGACTAGTAACTTGGGTTCTAGTGATAGCGAACGCAACAACATTGGATTTGGCACACAAGAAAAGACCGGTGAAGATGACAAAGCATTGAAAGAATTCTTCAAGCCTGAGTTCCGTAATCGTGTTGATTTGATTTGCAAGTTTAACAAGTTGGATACACTTGCTATTAAGAAGATTGTTATCAAGTTTACCGATGACTTGAAAAAGAGTTTGTTAGACAAACATGAAATTGTAATGAATCTAAGTGAGCCAGTGGTAGAATACTTAGCAGAGCAAGGATATGATAAGAAAATGGGCGCACGACCATTAAGTCGTAAGATTGATGAATTGATTCGGGTACCTCTAAGTAAGAAAGTCTTGTTTGAGCGCATTAAATCTGCAACAATCAATGTTGTAATGTCAGCCGGAGCAATTGATTTTGTAGTAACACACAAACTAACAGCAATGGTTGATGACAATGGATTAATTATTGTTAACTAAGGAACATAATGGGCTTGATAAGATCAATTAAAGACATTCCCGATATTGATTATTATGAATATCGGGATAGTAAGTTTTATAACAAATATAGATATCGTGCTAAACTAAATATCCCGGGGTTGAATTTTACTTATTATATTAAAACTCCAGAAGAATTGGTGAATAGAGTGAATGCAATCGGATATAGACGTATTCACGCCAATAGGAAATCCGAGATTATGCCAAATTTACAAAGACTTTGTGCATTTGTTGATTGGCGTAATACTCACAAAACTCGCAAAAAGACGGGTGAGATGACCAGTAGAATTGAGCAGGATAGTGCCGCAATCTTTAGTAATGATTTAGAGTTGTTACTAACATTGAAAGAAGTTTGTAATGATATTAAAATCACTGAAGCACAGGTGGAGGAATTTTCAGGTATAAAATACTATGTTAATGAGCCAAAGCATAAGTACAGAATTTATCTAAAATCTGCTCATATTAAGGATAAAAACTTTATCAACGATTTAGCTGTTACACTTAAGAAAAACCAAGACTTAGTTGCTAGTAAATCGTTAATCTCTTGGTTAAAAGAGTATTCCTTATTTAATCCCTTCAAGTGGAGATATAATTACACCCATAGTAGTCATTCTATTGATTACGATAATGAAAGTACACTAAGCTATTTGATGCTAATGTATGGTGACATGCTTGGAAAACGATATAAATTAGAGAAGTGTATAATACCTATCTAAAATGATAAATACTCTATAATGGGGTATTTTTCATGGCAAAAATCGTAACAGAATCGGTTGTAATAACCTTTAGTAAAATTGTTAAGGATGGCGAATCAGATAATGCTGATATCGTTGGGGCTGACGTTCAGCAAGCATTGGAGCAAGTTGCCCAGGAACTTGTAGGCAGAGGCGTAGTAGTTGAAGTGGTAAAAGCATAATGAGTCAATCTACCACACTTATTCTATTACCGCAAACTACCTATCAAAATCCAGGTAACGGGGCACCCTACACAGTTGTAGGGAATGCTCAACCTGCTGCTGCGTATTACTTGGGTAATAGAGATTTACAAACAGTTAACTTTAATGTATCTAATATTATTGGTAATATCGTTATTCAAGCTACACTAGCAAATCCAGCGACAGTTGACAATCAATGGTTTGATGTATATGAGTATGATGGAAGTGCTAATCCAAACGCCAATGTATATACTAATGTTACTGGTAACTTTGTTTACATGAGAGCAAAAGTAGCAGACTTCCAACAAGGTATTGTTGGGTACATTAAACTAAGTTATTAAAGGAAATAAAATGAGTACAGCACTTTTTAGAAAATATATTGATATGATAAATGAGGCACAAGAAGGTGGCCCTGCTGACATACAACAAATAGCAGCAGGTATGGAATTCTTACCTACACATAAGCAACCAAAACAATACAAATATGTAGATGGTGGTATGCCAGGTAAGATGCCAGCAATGACATATACTGTAGCAACACAACAAATGCCAGTTGTTACTATTACTAGTGATGGTAAAGAAACACAAAATGTTGCTGAACCAAATGATATAATTATGTCTGGCCCAAGCAGAGAAAATTATGTTGTTAAGTCAGCAAAATTTCCTAAATTATATCAAGGTAAACTAGGTGAAGTTGTTGTGCCCGAACAGGGTCCTAGAATGGTAGCATTGTATACTGGTCAACAACCAATCACATTTACTGCGTCATGGGGTGAGCAAATGGTATTAAAGCCAGGGGATTACCTAGTCAAAGACGGTGATAACTACTATCGTATTGCTAAAGTAGAATACGAACAAACATATAACCCACCGGGTAAATAATGAAAATCAGTGCCCTACTTGAAGGTCGTACACACCTAGACGAAGGTGGCAATCTATCTATTAACGGAAAAGAAGCACAGCATTTAGATTTAAAGGTAACTAAGCGTAGTTACATGGTTCCTAAATTAAATGAACTACTTTACGCAATTAATTCTGCTTATTTTAAAATGTATAAGCAAGGATTATGGAGTAATGAACTCTTAACAAGTGGTAAGTTCTTAAGTGGAAGTTCATTGCATTTCTTTAATGTTAAGGGTATCTCTGATGAGGTATTTACAGAAAAGAAACCAACTGTTGGTGATATTGACACCATGGTTGACAAAACAAAAGAACCTAACTTACAACAATTCTTGACAGCATACACTAACAAACAAATAGGTGCTGCGACATTTTTAGGATTTCAAAGAGGCAATGAACAATTCTCTGGATTGTTTGAATTGCAAGACCCACCTGTTAAAGTACAGATTGATTTTGAATTTGTAGAATTTGAAAAAGACAATCCAACTGATTGGGCTAGATTTAGTCATAGTAGCGCATGGGAGGATTTGCAAGCAGGAGTTAAAGGTGTATTCCATAAATGGTTGATACAAGCATTTACAGCACTAACTCGCAAAGACTTCATATTACGAAAATTGGTTGGTAGAGGTAAATTAAGACAAGAACAAGATGTTCCTACCACAGATAACATGTATTCTTTTGCAGTATCTAGCAAAGAAGGTGGCGGACTACGAGCAAAGTATGAACCGGTATTAGATGATAATGGAAAACCGTTAGTTAGTAAAGGTTTACCTGTAATGCGGGAAGCACCTACATCAGGATATAATCAAGACATTGGACAAATCTTTTCAACGATTTTAGACCAACGATTAAATCCTAAACAAGCAAAAGCATTGCAAAAACAATTCTGGTCATTCACTGGCTTATTACAAGTAATGAATTCTTTGATGAGTCCTGAAGAAAAAGAACAAGTAATGCAGGGGTTCTTGCAAAAGACAATAGGGCCAGGTGCACAGGGTATGTACAAAAATAACCCTGATAAAGATATTGCAGAGAAAATGGTAGCGATCAACACCTTACTAGACACATTAAAACTATCTAAGTCCGCTGAATTAGACCAACTACTTGCTGCATACCGTAAATCATTCAAATATACATCAGCTGGTGCTGAAGAAAAAGCAGGAGCTGATGCCGATGTTGTAAAATCAATGGCAAAGAATACATTAGCCGAAGCAGTTCCTAGCTATAAGCGTAAGGGTATTCAACATATATACAATCCTGGTTCATCTACTGAGATGAAGGATGCAGATTTTATCAATTTTTGTAAAGAGATAGCACAAGATGGTGGCAATTTTGCAAATGTTCCTATTAACTTGAAAGTAGATGGTGCTGGCATAAGATTTGGCAGAACACAAAATGGTGAACCATTCTTTATGACTAGTAGAGTTGAAACTCCCATGACTAAAGCCAACATTGGTGATTTTGAGAAGTATGGAAGAAGTCAAGGTCAATCTGATGAGCAACTGACAAGAACACAAAATTATGATAAAGTATTAAGTATAATTGTTAATGCTAAATTTATGAAAGATATTCCACCTGATACAATTGTCAATGCTGAAATGTTATTCAATCCAATGGCACAACAAGATAGTGGTGGTTTTAAGTTTGTTAACATCCCATATGATCCTAAGAAATTAGGTAAGGTAATGACTCTTGTTCCAATTACTGTTAAGCAATACAGTACGGGTGAACAAAGTCCTGATGCTGATGAGATTAAAGAAGCATTAATTAAAGATAGCACCCCTGATATCAAAATGATTAATAATACATTGAGCCATAAAGGCATTGATGTTAGTAAAATTGTTAATCCTATCGTAAAGAACTCAGCAGCATTATTGAATGCGGTGTCTCAGAGAGGGGATTCACCTGACAAACAAAAAGCAAAAGCAATATTATCTGCTGCAAGACAAGCATTAAGCAAGGTGATTATTAACAGTCCTATACCAGGGAAAGATCAACTTGGTGATATGATTGAAGGTCTTGTTATTAATATGCCAAGCGGTACTCTTGCTAAAGTAACAAGTCCTGACATGCAGCAAAAGATGGCTGACAAACAAGCCATGAACAAGAAGCCAACTGAAGGTGGAAATCGCACAACCACCGCAGTAATCACTTATGGTTCATTTGTGGGTCATAAAGGACATGAACAGTTAATTGATGAAACAATTGCTATAGCAAAACAAGTGGGTGGAGTACCATTCATATATGTAAGTCCAGTTGTTGGTCCAGATGATCCTATTCCACCAGCAGACAAAGTTAAAACATTGCAGAAGTTGTATCCACAATATGCAAACAACATTCAAGTTTGGGATGCAGGCGGAACTGCAATGAAGAAGATTGAAAAAGAACTTGTTCTTCCGGCTAATAGTAAATACAATAAAATTATAGTTGTAGTAGGTGCGGATAGAAAAGACAGTACAGAGTCGTGGTTAAATAGTTTAGAAAAGCGCATGAAAGATCCAGTTGCATTAGCCAAGTATGGTGGGACACAAAATCAAGTTGAATTTCAAACAATTGGTACAGAGCGTGATCCTGAAAAAGGTGGAACTGGAATAAGTTTTACTCAATTGCGTGATATCTTAAAAAATCCTAATGCAAGTGAACAAGACAAATTAAACGTTTGGATGCAGGCATTTGATTCACAAAAGCTAGGAGTAGCGTGGATAAAGCATTTAATGGATACTACTGCAAAATATTCAAACAATCAACCGCAAGCTATTAAAGAGTATATTAAAAAGATTAAGCCAATGCTTGAGTATGCTACTCCTATTCAGAAAGTTAAAATATACAATCAATTGTTAGAAGCAAAACAACATCTAGATGAGATGGGTGCTACCATTGAACCTATAGAAGAAGAAGAGGTGATGGCTCATATGGCAAACGCCTTAATCAAAGGTGCACCTATTGCCAAACTAAGAGCAGCAAGAGATCAAGAACGGATGAAAAAACGTGAACAAGATTATGGTCGTCCGCAAGCTCCTAAATTTGATTATCTAGACGAAAAATAAAAATATTTCGTACCCCTCTGCCTGATGTAAATAATTACATCATTTAAGAGGACCTTATGGCAACAAGAAAACCCAAAGAAGCAGCAGAAGAAAAATCAGTACCAGTAGAAATGGTACAAGAAATTGCTGCACAAGCAGCAGAGGAACAAGCAGAAAAAGCAGCAGATGCTCCTGCTGAAGCACCCGCTGCAGGACAAGTACAAGTTAATGTAGACTTTCTGCGTACAACCAAAGTGCATATTTCTATGCCTTGCTATGGAGGTATGTTGACTGAATCAACATTTATGAGTTTCATCAAGTGGGCTAACACCGCCCGTCAATTAAACATTGACTGGACATTGGAAACAATGGTCAACGAATCACTAATCAGTCGTGCCCGTAATACACTAACTGCTAAGTTCTTAGACATGCCTGACGCAACACACTTATTCTTTGTTGATGCTGACATTGGTTGGGAACCATGGCATTTGTTGGTATTGTTAAATCGGGATGTAGATGTTATCGGTGGATTGTATCCCATGAAGACTATGCCTATCAAGTGGGTAGTTAACGGATTTGACGGTGCTGAAGAAGGAACAGACGGATTACAAGAAGTATCTAAAGCAGGCACTGGCTTCTTACTAATGAAGAAACATGTATTTGAGAAATTGAAATCTCATCCAGCAGTCAAGCAATACAAGAATGACATTGGATTAGATCCAAAGTATGATCAACACTTGAAAACATATTTTGACACTGCGGTGCGTCAGAATCGTTACTATAGCGAAGATTGGACTTTCTGTGAAAACTGGCGGGATATCGGTGGTAAGATTTGGGTGGATAAGCGTGTTCTATTGCGTCATTCAGGTAGTTATGTGTTCTGTCAGGAAAATCAAGAACATCTAATTAACACAGTTGGACCAATGTTCATGGAAAGACAACAAAGTCTGGGATTGAAACTAGTTGACAAAGACGGCAACGAAGTCAAATCAATTAAAGCAGCATAAGAAGGCCCCGAAAGGGGCTTTTTTTTGATAAATAACTAATGAACCTAAAAGAATTAAACAGTTTTAAACTAAGTGATGCAGTTACATTCCACGACAAACTTAATCCAAAGTTATGGAACGGTACTAAACTACGGTCAGAAGTTAGAGAACAACTTATAAAGATAGCACAAGACTTTTTATCGGAATTAGGGGTACATGATTTAGATGTAAAAGACATCACCATATCAGGCAGTAATGCTGCATTTAGTTACACAAAGCACAGTGATTTAGATTTGCATATATTAGTAGACATGGGCAATTTGCCTATAGATGAAGTATATAAAGAGTTATTCAATGCAAAGAAAACAATTTACAATGATTCCCATGATATAACAATTCATAAAATTCCAGTAGAATTGTATGTACAAGACAGTAGAGAACCTGTAGTAAGTTTAGGTGAATATAGTATAATTAATGACCAGTGGATAAGAATACCCACTAAGCGTAGAAGTGATTTTGACCAAACTGCCACTAAAAGTAAGTATGAAAAGTTATTAGCTGTAATGGAGATTGCCCTCAAATCAAGAAAGTACAGCAGAGTAAAACATATATTAGATACAATCAAAAGATATAGACAAGCAGGGTTAGATAAAGGGGGTGAATTTTCACCTGAGAATTTAGCATTTAAGATGTTGCGTAGCCAGGGATATATTACAAAGTTGTATGATTTAAGAAACAAGTTACATAGTGAGAAGTTATCGTTTGAAACTATGTATCGTAATGTCACAGACGAAGATTATGATCCAAATGGTCCTCCTCCTGGACCAGAGTTTAAACCAACGATGCCCGCAGGTACTGTTAAAGTAGATGTTAGTGATGTATATGATTGGTATAAGTTAGGTCAACATATTAGCAATCTTAAAGGATTAGGAAAGCATGATTTTGGTAAAGGACCACCTAGTACCATACTGGCGTTTGGAAGTGAAGATGAAGAACATAAGTATATTGATGCACTAAAAAAGACTGGATTAACAACAACAGATATTGATCCAGTTGATCCAAAACAACCTAAAGGTATGCCTAGACAGAAAGTTGATCCTACATATAATGTCGGTGAAAATTACACTATGCAATTTGCCAGTGAAAAGACTTCAGCAATAAATCCATACGGTGGGCGTAAAGACAATCAATATCGTGGTGGAATAAGTGAAGCAAGTGGTTACATTCCTTCCGAGTCAGAAAAAAATGATCCACGATTTAAGACCGCACTAACCGTGGATGTGAATCCGTATAGCATTCAGGACAACTCTACGAGACTAGGGTTAGGTAAAATAAAAAGAAGCGGTGTACCAAAAACTGCCCCTACAAACGGAAAAATCTCTTAAGTTTCCATATTATGGTATTTTGATAAATACTCTATAACTTTGGGAAACCAGCATGAGATTTAATCAAATAGTAGAAAATACAACAGCAGGATCGGTTGCCACCGTAGCACAGCCTATGATGACTCAAACCCGCGAAAATACTAATGTTCGTGGACTAAAACCAGTACAACAATTAATAAAGGGCAAATCTAAAAAGAAAGGTCCTTACGCTAATAGCATTGTAGAAAGCAAAGTCACTGAAGATGATCTTTCAGAACAAGACTTAATTGTTGTTCCTGGACAAGGCAGATTAAAAAGAACCGGATTTGTTAAACATGATTTAGATCAAGGTGAACATGAAGGCCACACATTAAAGAACAGTTTACACACTATCGCCCGTGCTGCCAGTGATTTAGACGAGAGATTATCTGTTCAATCTGAATTCCCAGAGTGGGTATCAGAGAAGATTGGCGCAGCAAAAAGCATGATGGTTAGTGTTATGGATTATCTAATCAGCAGCCAAGAGATGCAAGGTGTCGCGGAGGTTAGTGATGCTACTAAAGCAAGTTATTTAGAAAAAGCAAAAGCACAAGTTAAAGGACTTACCCCAGATGCTAAAAAAGGTGAATATAAAGACATTGCTCAACGCATGATTTCACGGAGAGAAAAAGGTATCGATAGAGTAACACCAAAAGATGTGGAGGAAGGCTCCAAGTATCCTTGGTTAGATAATCCCAGAAAGAACCCCAACCCCAAACCAACAGAACCAGAGAAAGGTGTGTCAGAAGGCTCCAAGTATCCTTGGTTAGATAGTCCCAGAAAGAAACCAGAACCAGAGAAAGATGTGGCGGAAGGTTACGATCCCGGTGATAAGATTACTTGGTATCACAGCAATCATTATCCTGAAATTGAAGGCACCATAGTTGGTTGGAAAGACGGGCATCTTATTGTTAAATCAGTTGATCCAAGCCCAAGAAACACCGAAAAGACTGTGGCAAAATATCGTGTTCCTAAAAATAATATTTTAAGTCATACAGAGCAAGGTGTGGCGGAAGGCTTTAATGAATCATTAGATGATTTGAAATCAAAATATCAACATCACACTTACTTGTCAAGAACATATCTAAAGAGAGGTAACAAAGAAAAGGCTCAGCAGCATCACACTAAAGCATATGATATCAATCAACAGATAATGAAGCATCCTGATTACGAATTAAAGTTCATTGACGATCCGCGGACAAATGATGCACTTGCAATGAAACATGATACAAGATTTAATGAGCAAGGTGTGGCGAAAGGCTCGAAAGGATTGAACGAGTTAGCACCACCTGAGCGTAAAGACGGTCAGGGAGATAGATTTTTCTTTCAGGAAGACTTTGAAAGCGACGACGGAAAATACATTATTGAAATTTATGCCGTGGCCGACAGTAACTCCTATGCAGTGTCGTTTCATCGTGGAGATAAACAATATGTAATGTATCCAATTGATGGACTTGATGCCGGTGATCTGTCAGAAGGTGCCGATCGGTATGTACAAGAAATTAAACAAAATGCGGCACACGGAAGTCAAAACGATTTTATAGGATTTTCTAGTATGGATTTGGAAGACTTTATACCTCCGGAGCAAGGTGTGTCAGAAGGCCAGTTAGATGAATTGAATAGAGACACTGTTACTTCTTACTATGACAAAGCGGAGAAAGATCAAGATAAACAATTTACCACTATTGGTAAAGGTATAAGAGACAATGACCCAAAATCTGCAAATAAAGCAGGTCATAAATTTTCAATGAGAAGTGTTGGATTGAATCGTGCAGAAAAACGGTTACAAGATAAAAATATAGCAGAAGGTGCTATGCCAGCATCAGTAATTCGTGTCAAAGAAAAAATTCGCCTGATGACCGATGCTGAAAAGAAAGAATACTTCAAAGGCAAGACCCAAGCGCAATTACAACAAATGGCTAGGAGACATGGCTATGGTGAAAATAGCAAGGTGTACGCCAAGTATGCAACACAAGATGTAGCGGAAGGCTCCAAGTATCCTTGGTTAGATAGTCCCAGAAAGAAACCCAAACCAACAGAACCAGAGAAAGATGTGGCGGAAGGCAGCTCTCCAAGTCCCTATATGTCAGACAAACAAGCTAACGCAGAGATGAAATTATGCCGTAAAGGATACACACCTTCCACCCGCTGGTCCAGATATCCAAATTTCGACAAGGACGAAATTGCTGATATTGGCGCCGGTGGTAAAGAATACAATGTAAAGACTGATGCTGCATGGGATGCTGCTAAGAAAAAAGTTAGTGAAGGTGCCAAAGTAGATCGTATGGTTAGTCATATTGAAAAGAGTGAAGAAAAGGCAGGCAAGTCAAAGAAAGTCGCTAAGAACATTGCTTGGGCAACTGCTAACAAACGCGGCATGTTAGATAACAAGAATAAGAAATAATATGAAACCATCAGATTTTTTAACAGAACTATCTAACGAAAAGTTAGCACAATACAAAACTGCTGCCGCAGCCGATGCCAGTAAAGCAGATAAAGAAAAAGATTTTGCTCGTGGCAACAAGCGTTTTAGTGGCATTGTAAAAGCAACTAATAAACAATTTGCAAATGATGTTAAGAAAGAATCAGTTGGTATACCTTATCCAGGAACATATGAAGAAACAAATGATATGTTCAAAGGTTCCGGACAAAGACGCACTGGTACACTAACAACCGAACAAGGTGTGTCGGAGGACAAGTTAAATGAATTAGATATCTTTGCTCCAGTGACCACTTATGTTAGATTAGCCAATGGCACATACGTTGCAGCCAGTTGGCGCCGCAACCAAAATTTATCTACTGCAAGTAACTCAGCATCATTTATTGACATAAAACCAGTGGCTCCTAATGTTGCTAAACAATTGGGATTAGATCAAAGACTAAATGATCCAGAAAAAAAATACACAGGTGCCGCAACGATTGCATCAGGTGGCCCTATTCAATCAAGCGGTCCACTTGCTGATAGAACTATTAACGTAGTTGATATTAGCGATCCAAAGGCTGCTACAGACCTCGGTGTTCCTGATACACTCTTTGGAAAAATTGCTCAATGGGCGCAACAGCAAGGTCAAAAAGAACAAGGTGTGGCGGAGGAACAACATAGTTGCCCACACTGTAATGGACCAATGTTCAGTGAAATGATAATGAATGAAAAGAAAGATGCTTGCTACTATAAAGTAAAAAGCCGTTATAAAGTATGGCCAAGTGCCTATGCTAGCGGTGCATTAGTCAAATGTCGTAAAAAAGGTGCAAGTAATTGGGGTAATAGTAGTAAGAATGAAAGTTCTATACTAGAAGGCATAAATCAAACGGATGAAAGTTTACATGATTGGTTTAATAAAGAAAAGTGGGTTCGCATGGATACCAAAGGTAATATCAAGGGTCCATGTGCAAGAGAGCCGGGAGAAGGTAAACCAAAATGTTTGCCTCAAAGTAAAGCACACAGTTTAGGTAAAAAGGGTCGTGCAAGTGCAGCAGCAAGAAAACGCAGAGAAGATCCCAATCCAGAGCGTAGTGGTAAAGCCATCAATGTCAACACAAAGAAAACTAAAGGATAATAATGTTATCAGATAACTTAAAAACACTATTGGGCAGTACATTTGTACTGTATACAAAAACTCACGGATTTCACTGGAATATCGAAGGAAGCAATTTCCCGCAATATCATAAATTTTTAAATAAAATGTATGATGAAATCTATGGAACTATTGATACTATTGCCGAATATATCAGAACTTTAGGCAGTTATTCTCCAGGCAGCTTAGGCAGAATGCTTGAATTGAGTATCATTGAAGAACAACATAAAATTCCTCGTGCTGAATTAATGCTTGAAGAACTACTAGTTGATTGTGAAAAAATGATTAAGTTAGTAACTGAATTATTTGACATTGCAACAGAAGAAAAAGCACAGGGAATTGCCAATTATCTAGCTGAACTACAAGACTTATATGCCAAGAAAGCATGGATGATTCGTGCTACACTTAAAAAAGCCCGTGAGTAATGAGAGCAATTGAATTTATTAATGAGACTGCCTCATATCAACCGCCCAAGTTATCAGTTGGTGATAAAATCCTCAAGGGTAAATTTAAGAATAGTCCAGCAGAGATTAAAGGCTTTACTAAAGACAAGCACAATCAACCTGTACTAAAAACTAACAAAGGTGAAGTACAGTTATTCAAGCCTCGCATTAGTAAATTAATGAAGGAAGATGAACCAATCAAAATAAGCAACAACGATGCCGCAAAGGCTTGGATTGAAAAGGTCTATCAAAAGTATCCAACTATCTTTAAAAATAATCATGTAATGATGTGGGGCGAAGGTGACACTCAGCAGCTTGCAATGTTTGAACTAACCCCAAGTTTCAGCAAACGAGGTGCAGTAGAAGTAAAATGGTTTCAAGCATATCCACTACGTCAAGGGGTCGGCTCACGCGCAATGAAAGAATTGCAAGCCATGGCACAAGCAGATGGAATTGCACTAACATTGTTCCCTTGGCAACACGGTCAAGTAAGTCAAAGTAAACTAACAAAGTTCTACAAGGGGCAAGGCTTCGCTCCTATACACAAGGGTAGTAAGAGCATGAAGTGGGATCCAGCAGTCGGCGAAGCAATGGATCAGGGTTCAAGATGGACCGGTGATGAGCCATATAGACAATTAGTTGAACTAGATGATTTAGAAGAAGATTGGAAGAACTGGGTCGCTGGTGGTGCTATGGCATTGGGAGCATTAGGTGCTGCTAATCAATATAATTCTCCGGTAGAACCAGTTAGAACAGCTAAAATATCTAAAATAACTCAACCCGATGCTGCTCCTGAAGTACAAGTTAAAGCAGCAACACCCGTAGTTAAAGCAGCATCTCCCACAGTAGATACACAAGCAGAAAATGTTTTATATCAAACTGCAAAAAAAGAAGGAATGAAGGGATCAGAATTAGCACAATTTTTAGCTCAGACGAAACATGAAACTTGGAATTTTAGTAGGTTACAAGAAAAGCCACAACCAAAGGTAAAAGATTATTTTGCTAAAAAATACGATGTTAAACATTCACCCAGAACTGCTAAGATACTTGGTAATAAACAAGTGGGAGATGGTGCTAGATATCACGGCAGAGGATATATTCAATTGACCGGTCGTGACAACTATCGTATGGCAGGTGACGCCTTGAAGATAAACTTACTCAAACAACCTGAACTTGCAGCAAGGCCTGACATAGCGTTAAAGGTAGCACTGTGGTATTGGAACACAAGAGTTAAACCGGGGATAAATAACTTTGATGATACTGCCGCAGTTACTAAGAAAATTAATTCTTCACTATCAGGATTAGAAGATAGACACGCAAACTTTATAGATTACAAGAAACGCATTAAATCAACATGAAAAAAATAATAATATTATTAGCATTGACAATACTATCTAGTGTTGTATTAGCACAAAAACAAAAAGAAGGTGTAACATATGATGCTGTAATAACTAGGGTTATTGATGGTGATACGGTAGCCTTTCACGCACCGTTCTTACCTGATCCATTAAAGAAAGAATTAAGTATTCGTGTGTTTGGTGTTGATACACCGGAAAAAGGTTTCAGGGCAAAATGTCCTAGTGAGGAGCAACGAGGTCAAGCAGCAACTGCCTTCACTAAACATGCAATTGAAGTAGCAACTAAAAGACAAATTGTTCTCATGGATTGGGACAAGTATGGCGGGCGTGTGTTGGGTGATGTAATATTAAATGGACAAAGTCTTAGACAAATGTTAATTAGTCAAGGTTTTGCCCGAGAATACTATGGTGAAGCTAAAACTAGTTGGTGTAATTAAGGTTTAATATTAACATTAATAGTTCACACTAAATATCAGTATGAACATCACAAAATTAGGTACATTTATCGGTGATTGGAGTAATATCAATGATACTTTACTTCAACAACTAAGCAATCTAATCAAACTTAGAAATTGCAATATTAATTTAGATAGACAAAAGCCAAATCAAGTCTCTACTTTTATTAAAGATAATTTAGAACATTATAATTTGGATCAACCTTTCACTGTTAAAAGAATCTGTATTCATTTAACAGATTGGGTACCAGGGCATTTTTATTGCTTTGATGATGTTAATCATACCAACTGGAAAGCAGGGGAAGTGTATGGAATTGATTGGCATAATACTTCTTATGCTAGTGCAAACGCAGGAAATAGTGACAGAATTATATTACAACTTACTGGAATATCAACAGAAGAATCTAATGAATTCTTGGCCAGATTAAAACGATTTGATAAATATACACTAGAACTTAAAGAAAGTTCTTGGTAAGAACACCCTTAGGGCCGTGTGGCCGGCTGCTGGCCAACGAATAGGAATCGCTACCCATTTAGTTCGTTAAAGTGAGCACCTTTTGATAAATACATAATGCTCACTGAACACATTATTATTGAATCCGCTACAAATGAATTGGCAAAACGCTTGCCGTCATTGCAAAAACATGACTACACAACGATTGACAAATTAATGCGTCAAGTTGCTAGTAGACATAGTATTACTAGCAAAGCACTACATGACCTATTTGTGCGGAAATTCAAACGATCACCGGATAACTGGGTTAAGGGCAAGCTAGATGAAGAAAATGACGAACCAGACTTTTTAGCAGATAACCCAATAATGCAGAAATTCATTCAATTTGCAGCACAAAAACTTAATCTACAATCAGTACCCGAAATTGAATTCAGCTACGATACTGAAGAAGCACAAGAAGGTCATCATACTGGTCGCCATAGTACAAATGATAATAATGTTTGGGTATATGTTGCTAATCGTAATATGGTTGATATTATGCGTACGGTCCTGCATGAACTTACTCATGTCCGTCAAGGTGAATTGGATATGATTAAACCAGGTGATAGTTACCCAGGTAGTCCAATTGAAATGCTAGCTGATATGAGTGCCGGAAAATATATGAAAGTATTTGGCAAAGATCACCCGGAAATCTTTCAATAAAATCATTTCTATGCTATAATGCATAGATGCTTAAACTACTCTTTCCGTTGCCAAAAGAAGTTGTTGTCGCACTAAGCGGCGGGGTTGACTCTGTTGCTATTACAGATTTCCTTTCCCGTAAACATAAAGTAACTTGCGCTTTCTTCCATCATGGAACAGAGAATAGTGAACGGGCATTTGAATTTGTTGCTAAATTCTGCACTGAACGAAATCTTCCACTTATGGTTGGCCTGATTAAGAATGATAAACCTAAAGTACTTAGTACAGAAGAACACTGGCGCAACGAACGCTATGACTTCTTGGACAGCTTTGGTGATTCATTGGGTCCAATTATTACCGGTCATCACTTAGATGACTGCGTAGAAACATATCTTTGGTCATCAATGCATGGCCAGGCAAAAGTTATCCCAGCAAAAAGAAACAATGTAGTACGCCCATTTCTAACAACAACTAAAACCGAATTCACAAATTGGTGTAAACAGAAATCTATTGATTGGTGTCACGATAATAGTAATGATGACACCAAATATATGCGTAACTATGTCAGACAACATATTATACCACACGCATTCCATATTAACCCCGGGCTAAGAACGGTGGTAAAAAAGATTGTAGAAAATCAGCAAAATGTTTGACTTTTCTACACAAAGCCTGTATACTATATTTTTATAAGGAGTTTTTATGTCAGCAAAAATGTTTACAGGTGAGCAAAAAATTAAGTTAACCCAATTGGTGAATGAAGGAATGGTAGTCCTACATGAGATTGATACCCTTCGTGAGGGACTATCCGATACTATTAAGGCTATTGGTGAAGAACTAGAAGTTAAGCCTAGTATACTTAAGAAAGCAATCTCTGTGGCACACAAAGCAAGTCTTGGCCAAACCACTGCTGACCACGAAGAACTTGTGACAATTTTGGAAACTGTGGGAAAAACTTTATAATGTCATATGTGGATGCAATACATTCCAGAGATGAAGATAAAATTTTTGTAGTAGAACGGGATAAGAATGGCAAGCGTCAATACAAAGAATATTCCACAAACTATGTACTGTATTATCCTGATCGTAAGGGCAAGTATCGCAGTATATACGGTGACCCCGTAAATCGTTTCAGCACACGCAAACGACAAGAGTTTGAAAAAGAAAGACGCATCCATTCAGGTAAGAAATTATTTGAAAGTGATGTACCAGTGGTGTTTCGTTGCCTTAGTGAAAACTATCTTAAGGCAGATGTTCCCAATCTGCATACTTGCTTCTTTGACATTGAAACTGATTTTGATCCGATTAAGGGGTTTAGTCCAACAACCGATCCGTTCAATCCAGTAACCGCTATCAGTTGTTATCTAGATTGGCTGGATCAATTGGTTACATTGGTCATTGCTCCCAAGCATATGAGTAAAGAAACAGCACAGGAAATTTGTAATGAGTTTGAAAACTGTTTACTTTTTGCCAATGAGAAGGATATGTTTGATGTTTTCTTTCAACTCATTGAAGATGCTGATGTATTGACTGGTTGGAACTCAGAAGGATATGACATACCTTACATGGTTAATCGGGTTACCCGAGTAATGAGTAAAGATGATACACGCAAGTTTTGTTTGATGGGTCAACTGCCTAAACCACGCACATATGAACGGTTTGGTAAAGAAGAACAAACATACGACTTAGTTGGTCGTATTCATTTGGACTACTTACAACTCTACAAGAAATACAACTATGAATCCCGTCACAGCTACAAGTTAGATGCGATTGGTGAAATGGAAGTAGGAGAAAACAAAACTCAATACGAAGGTACGCTAGATCAATTGTATAACAAAGACTTTAAAAAGTTTATTGAATACAACAGACAAGATACTATGTTGTTGGTGAAGATTCACAACAAACTTAAGTTTTTAGAACTTGCTAATCAATTGGCGCACGAGAACACTGTACTGCTTCCAACAGTCATGGGTTCAGTAGCAATGGTTGAGATGGCAATTTTTAATGAAGCCCACGAACGTGGATTGGTAGTGCCAGACAAAAAACGAAAGATTGAAAATGCAGAAGAAACAACGACAGCAGCAGGTGCCTTCGTTGCTACGCCGAAAAGAGGCATGCACGAATATGTCGGAGCAGTTGACATCAACTCGCTCTATCCCTCGGTTATTCGTGCCCTCAACATGGCAGGAGAAACCATCATCGGTCAAGTCCGACAGACATTAACTGACAAGTATATGGACGACAAAGGCAAGCAACTTGCTAGCGTTAAGAAACGATTCAAAGAGGGTGACGAGGACGTTACTGGTGCTATTCTTTGGGAAAACTTGTTTAGCGTATTAGAATATACTGCTATTATGAATCAAGAACGCGGAACAATACTGACATTAGACTACGAAGATGGCAGGTCAGTAGAGATGAGTGCAGCCGAGATTTGGAAGATGATTTTTGATAGCAATCGCCCATGGATGTTGTCAGCTAATGCTACTATCTTTACTTACGAAAAAGAGGGTGTAGTCCCTGGACTACTTACTCGCTGGTATAGTGAGCGTAAAGAAATGCAAGCTAAAGCTAAATCAGCTTATGGCACTGATCAATATGAATATTTTGATAAGCGTCAGCTTGTTCGTAAAATTTTGTTGAACTCAGCATATGGTGCGTTGTTGAATGAGCATTGCAGATTCTATGATAAGCGCATCGGTCAAAGTGTTACCTTGAGTGGTCGTCAGATTGTTAAGCATATGATGAGTACAATCAATGAAACAATCGCAGGTGAATATTCACATGATGGTCAAGCTATTGTGTATGGAGATACTGACTCATGTTATTTTACTGCATATCCTATTCTCAAAACACAAATAGCAAGTGGTGAACTAGAGTGGAACAAAGAAACTTGTATCGGCTTGTATGATAGTATAGCTGATCAAGCAAATGAATCATTCCCTGCATTCATGGAAAAGGCATTTCATGCCCCAAGAAAGAACGGTGAAATCATCAAAGCTGGTCGTGAATTGATTGGTGATCGTGCTATCTTCATCACAAAGAAACGCTATGCCATCAATATCTTTGATAAAGAAGGCAAGCGTAAAGATATCAATGGTAAGAATGGTGATATCAAAGCGACGGGCCTTGACTTAAAGCGTGCCGATACCCCAAAGTATATACAAGAATTCTTAATGACGGTGCTTACAAAGGTCCTTGCTGGTGAGCAGCGGGACAAAGTTATTGAAATGGTTAAAGAATTCAAAAACAAGTTGTCTGAACAAGATAGCTGGACAAAGGGATCACCAAAGAGTGTTAACAATCTAACTAAACATACTATTGAGTTTGAAAAGTCGGGCAAGTGTGGTGTTGGTCATGCCCGAGCAGCAATTAACTGGAACTATCTACGCAGAGTATACGGGGATAATTACAGTCAAAAGATTATAGATGGTATGAAGATTGTTGTATGTAAACTCAAAGATAATGCATTGGGATTCACTAGTATTGCATATCCGGTTGATGAATTAAGATTACCACAATGGTTCAAAGACTTGCCATTTGATGATTTACTAATGGAATCAACACTAGTAGATGAGAAGATAGACAACTTACTTGGTGTATTGGATTGGGATATCAGAAGTAATACTGATGTTAACTCAACATTTGATGATTTGTTCAGCTTCGGGTAAACTGCTATTGCTTTTAGTAAAATATTCCGTTATAATACGCAACAGGGACATTTAAATATATTATTATGATACAACAAATTGAATTTACTAGAAATAATAGTTTCCCAATAAAATTATTTAAAAAAGAAAAAGCATTAAGTTTTGATATTTGCCATTCACTACGAGAGTTTGCATTAAGCAGTGAATCAGGCTGGCATCGTTCTGTTAATCGTACTCCCAAACATTGGGACATTGAATGCCATACTTGTAGAGTACCTTTAAATTGGAATGACAATAAATTACACGAAATATTGTCTCCTATTTGGGAAGAAGCGTTTAACTATTATGGTTTTCATGTAACTCATGTAGAACAATATGAGATAAAAAGATATAGCGAAGGAGATTACGTCACAGAACATGTTGACCAATATTATGGCACAGCAGGTACTGAACGAAAATTAACAATGCTATTGCAATTAACTGATGGATCAGAATATCAGGGAGGCAATCTTCATGTAATTAGGAATGCGGTAAGTAAAACAATAGGATCATTGACCATTTTACCTGCATTCTATTTACATGAAGTAAAACCAATAACAGCAGGTGAACGATGGTCACTGAATTGTTGGGCATGGGGCCCATATTGGAAGTGAACATATTAAATGCATATTTTATTAAAAACGTGTACAATTTAACATACAAAGGAAACAAAATGAAAGATTTTTTAAAAGACTTAATTGATCATACTCTTGGTCTTGGTACAATTGAACTGATTAAAGTTACAGGTACTGATACTGAAACAGTAATCAATGCGGTAGCAGAAAACAAAAGCGTAATTATTAGTGGTACATTCAAAGATCCGATTGCCGACTTTATTGGTGTATTCGGAATGCCCAACTTGAATAAACTCAAGACAATTATTGGGTTTGATGAATATGACGGAACATCTAAAATTAATGTTGTTCGTACTCAACGTGACGGGGTAGATGTACCTTCTACTATTCACTTTGAAACAAAGAGTGGTGACTTTGTTAATGATTATCGTCTTATGCTTAAAAGTGTAGTTGACGAGAAAGTTAAAAGTGTATCCTTTAAGGGTGCTAAGTGGAATGTTGAATTTGAACCTACAATTGCTGGTATTCAACGACTTAAGAAGCAATCACAAGCAAATAGCGAAGAAGATCATTTTGTATTCAAAACTGATGGAAGTGATTTGAAAGTATACTTTGGTGACGCATCAACACATAGCGGTAACTTTGTATTCAATACTCCAGTTACCGGAACACTAGCTGGTACACATAAGTGGCCCGTTAAAGAATTCTTGAGTATCATGGATTTAGTCGGGGACAAGACAGTTAAGATTAGTGAACAAGGTGCAACGGAAATCACAGTTGATAGTGGTATAGCAATTTATGTTTACTTGTTGCCAGCTAATAAGAAATGATCAAGAGTATCAATTGAAACAAGATAATCTATCAGCGAAGCATAACCCAGATTGGGCATTGTTCTTACCCGCAGTCAGTAGTTTTTATATTGCTGGCTTGGGTAAGCAACGTAAGGGTGAAAACTATTTTGACCAAGCACGTATCCCTGCCAGTTTCAAAGGTGATGTAGAGAAACTAAACTTTCTTAACAGCAAAGAAGGTCTTTACTACTACAAGTGGGGACTATACAGTGCTGGTCACGCTAATTTGGATACTACCAAAGATGATTCAAGTGAATCAATCATCCGTGAACGTGAAGAAGGTACATTCATATTGGGCGATAGTGGTGGCTTTCAGATTTTAAAAGGTCAATGGCCAGCTGATTGGAAGGATCCCAACTGTCCACGGGCTATGGTAAAGCGTAAAGCAGTATTGAATTGGATGGACACATACATGGATTATGGTATGTGTTTAGATATTCCAAGTCAATCATTGACTACATTTGGAATGAAAGATAAGAACGGCAACAGTTTACACGGTATCAGTACTATTGAAGAAGCCATTGCAGCTACACATATTAATAACGAATACTTTATAAATAATCGCTCAGGGAAATGCAAGTTATTAAATGTATTACAGGGTCGCAATCATACTCAATCAGATGATTGGTATGAAGAAATGAAAAAGTATTGCGATACTAACATCTTTCCAGATAATCATTTCAATGGCTGGGCATTCGGTGGACAGAACAAGATTGATATACATTTAATGCTACGTAGATTAGTTGGTATTATCCATGATGGATTGTTAGTTGAAGGTAAGCATGATTTGATTCATTGCTTGGGAACAAGTATCTTGGAATATGCTGTGTTGTTTACTGATATACAGAAGGCAATACGAAAGTATCATAATCCAAAACTACAAATTACATTTGACTGTGCCAGCCCATTCTTTAGTGCTGCTAAAGGATTGGCATATTTCAATACTAATATCCAGCATAATAAAAAATGGTCTTACAGCATGGAAAAGACTGCTGAAAAGAAAAGTTATGCCAATGATAATCGCAAGTATCGTGATGCTGTATTAGCTGATGGTATACATAAATTATTTACAGATAGTCCAGTAACTGATGCATTAGTTATGAAAGATTTATGTTATCGTGGTGTAGGTTTCTTGGGACAGCACGGTAAAGAAACTAAAACAAGTTGGGATACATTAAGTTATACACTGTTACAAAGTCACAATGTTTGGATGCATATGAATGCAGTTCAAGAGGCTAATCGTCAGTATGAACAAGGTGTAGTTCCAAAGATGTTAGTACATAAGTTTGAAGGTGATAGGTTCTTTACTCAATTAGTTGATGAAATCTTTGCAAAGAAAACTAAACAAGAATCACTAGATTTGATTGATTTTCATAATAGTTATTGGAAACAATTCCAATCAGGTAGTCAGGGTATTAGTGGTAAGAAAACTGTTAATGCTATGAGTATGTTTGATGAATTGTTTTCAGTAGATGAAGAACCGTTAGAAGAACTAGAAGATAGTGATGATGCTATCGCATTAGTTTTGGAGTAATATGTATAGCCAACAAATTGCAATAGAAAAAAAGGTTGATAACTTTGACAAAGATTCCCGTAAAGCTATGCAATCACAACATAGTATGATATACTATAACATACAGCGACTTAATAAGTTGCAGTGGGCAAGTATACGTGATACATATGATTACAAAAGGGATAGATAATGGAACAGATGATACAAGCACAAGCAGAAAAGCGGCAGCGCATTAAAGAAAAAGCAATTCGTACAATTTTTGTACGTTTTCAGAAAGAGGGTATTCATTGTTACCCGGCAGCAGCAACAGACCCAGCACTTGCTACAGGTGATGAGTATGATGTTAGCTTTTTAGGAACTTTGCATCGTCACATCTTTCATTTTGAAGTGACTATGGAAGTATTTCACAACGACCGTGATTTGGAATTTATTCAAGTAAAACGCTGGTTAGAAAATCTCTATGCCGGTAATATTCTTGAATTGAACCATAAAAGTTGTGAAATGATTAGTGATGATCTTTATGAGGTTATTGCAACTCGGTATCCAAATCGTAATATCACTATCACAGTCTCAGAGGACAATGAGAATGGTGCTACGATTTTTTATAGTAAAACTCACCCGTATCAATCACTCGCTATTTAAAAGGAATATAACATGGCAAAACAAACTTTTCAATCAAACCCACGTGTTACTCAAATCTTTGAGGACCTAGAGAAATATCTAACATTCTGTGTGGATTTTGGTTATAAGTACAACGAAGCAGAACTCTACGACCAACGTAGTTATGTGTATCGTCAGTATACAAAACTTGCATCTGGTAAAGTTGCAAGAGATCAGTGGCAGGAAACGGTTCGTCCATGAGGTATTGGGTGAACTAGCTAAAGCGGTTAAGGATCGCCGTAACGAAATTACCGCTGAAAAAGCAGCAAGAAAAGAAGCTAAGGCTTAATCTGTGATAAATAAAATGTAAGATACACAACGGTAGTTTACATTTCAAAACAAAAACCATCACAAAGGAAGGTTATCTATGGCGTATAATAAGCAAAAAACAGACCCAGAGTTGGGTCAACGAGTACACGAACATTTAGTTAAGATGGGAGTTGAAACTCCTACTATCCCAAACAACTACGACCGTAAAGAAAAGATAGACCATATTGAAGCGCACTTTGCACATATTATGCGTATCTTAGGTCTTGACTTATCAGACGATAGTTTAATGGATACCCCAAAGCGTGTAGCAAAAATGTATGTCAACGAAATCTTTTGGGGTCTTGATTACGAAGCATTCCCTAAATGTACCGCAGTTGATAACAAAATGAAGTACAATGAAATGGTATGTGAACGCAATATTAATGTACAAAGTAATTGTGAACATCATTTAGTGATTATCTCCGGTCTAGCAACTGTCGCATATGTGCCTAAACAAAAGGTACTTGGATTGAGTAAAATCAATCGTATCGTAGAATACTTTAGCAAGCGACCACAAATCCAAGAACGATTAACAGAACAAGTCTTTCACGCATTACAATACATACTTGAAACAGAAGATGTTGCGGTTATGGTTGACGCACAACATTACTGTGTGAAAAGCAGGGGAGTTGAGGATACGGGTAGTAGTACTGTAACAAGTAGATTAGGTGGTGGGTTTAAAACTGATCCAGCAGCTAGAGCAGAATTCTATCAATTAGCAAGGGGACGATAATGAACTGGATCAATATAGACAATTTGATGATGGGAATTATAATTGGATATATACTAAATCCACTGCTAGCAGCATTTATATCAATATTTACTAATGCTTGGAAAAGTACAAACTCGGTATGTACCGGAAATTGTAATCAAGGTCGTAACTGTACATGCAGAGGAAAAAATGGGATTTCGTAAACCAATGGACTATACCGGTGTTCATCATCAAATTTACACAGCTGGAATAGAATTGCATAGCAACTACAACGATGGTTTCAATCAGTTTGAAATCAAAAAAGACTTACATCGTATCAAGTGGTTGCTTGATGAGATTATGGCTGATTCACCTACATTCGCCGGCGAAGAAGAATTTCTTGATGAACATTCTAAAATAAAGATGTGGAGAACATTAAAAAAATGATATTCAACAGAATCAAAGAACTAAAACAACAAGGGCTTAAGATAGGTATCGTATTCTCCCAATTTGATATTCTACATGCCGGGCATATTGCAATGCTTAGTGAAGCTAAAAATCATTGCGACTATCTTATTGCTGGTTTGCAGAATAACGCACAATGGGATAGAGCGGAGAAGAATGCTCCTATTCAAAGTATTGTTGAGAGGCAGATTAGTTTAAGTGCTGTCCGTTTTGTAGATGAAATTGTTGTTTACAATACTGAGAAGGACTTGGAAGATATTCTACTCATACTACCTATTGATGTTCGTATCTTGGGTGTAGAATACAAAGATAAGGATTTTACGGGTAGCGATATTTGTCAAACTCGCAGAATTGAAATAGTATTTAATGAGCGTGATCACAGTTTCAGTAGTTCAAGTCTACGTAAACGAGTTGCGGACGCACATCAAAAAGATAAGTAAAATGACACAACTACCAGTAACATATAAGTGGACTTCCACAAAAGAGTATCACGATGCGTTCCCCTGTGCTTATAGACAGTACAAAGCCGACAGCCATTGCCAGTTTTTACATGGTTATAGCTTCTCAATGAAGTTCTATTTTGGAACAAACGACTTAGATGCGCGCCGATGGGCTGCGGATTATGGCGGCTTGAAAGAACTAAAGCAAACATTAGAGAGTCAATTTGACCATACAACATTAGTGGCTGAATCAGATCCACATCTAGACTGGTATGTGCAGGCGGAACATCGTGGCATTATGAAATTAACTATTCTCCCCAACTTAGGATGTGAAAGTCTTGCAGATATGCTATACAAGTATGTTAACGGGGTTTACATTCCTGATATGTGGGGTGAAAGTGAAGCAAAGCGTTTGTGGTGCTATCGGGTTGAAGTACGTGAAACACAGGCAAATATGGCTTTTAGAGAGGGGCATCGTGAATGGAATGAGGATTTGTTTGAATGAGTTCTGATTCAGACTTTAAAATGTTTAAATGGGTACCTGATGGTACTTATGATTACAGTGACTTTCTTACACGATATGTTATAGTCAATGGTAATCCAACTGTTGTTATCAATCGTGCGTGGGTAAATAGTGGAGGACCAGAAGGAGTTTCAGCCGAATTGAAACAAGCATGGGGTTCATTTCCTGATATGCCTCTAAAGCCATTAAAGAAATAATGAAGATATTTTGGAGAATATGGGCAAAATCCCTAGGTGAGAAAGCGGGCACAACCGATACAGAATCTGACCGTATTGCGTGTATTAGAACTTGTATTGTGTTATGCTATGTCATTACAAACTTGTTTATCATAGCAGGTGCAATTAGTTAGATTAAGGATCAAAAAATGAGCAAATTAAAAATTAGTGAACTATTTTATAGTATTCAAGGAGAAGGCCGATATATCGGAGTACCAAGTATTTTCCTACGAACATTTGGTTGCAACTTCAAATGTGCAGGGTTTGGTATGCCAAGGGGCGAAATAAGTAGTGAAGTAGAAGATATCGCAGCCCGTGTGCATTACTACACGGCTTACACCCAACTACCATTAGTTAGTACAGGTTGCGATAGTTATGCAAGTTGGGATCCTCGTTTCAAAGATTTCAGTCCAATACGTACTACTGATAGTATTGTTGAAAGTATTATGACAATGCTTCCGCACAAGCGTTGGATGGAAGAACATCTTGTTATTACAGGGGGTGAACCTTTGCTAGGTTGGCAACGCAGTTATATTGATTTACTTTCACATGAAAACATGACGGGTTTACAAGAACTAACATTTGAAACAAATGGCACTCAACCGTTGCAACATCAATTGAAAACCTACTTGCATCAATGGGCCATCAATCGTTCTAGAGGTGCAATAACATTTAGTGTTAGTCCTAAACTTGGTATCAGTGGCGAGAAGTGGGAAGAAGCAATATGTCCTGAAATTATTGATGAATATAGTCAAGTAGGTCATACATATCTGAAGTTTGTTGTGGCCAATAGACAAGATGTAGAAGAAGCACAAGAAGCAGTTAATCAATATCGTACTCACGGATTTAGGGGTAATGCTTACTTGATGCCATGTGGCGGAGTTGAAAGTGTATATAACATGAATGCCAAAACAGTTGCACTTGAAGCAATGCGGTTAGGCTGGCGTTATAGTGATAGACTTCAGGTGCCACTCTTTAAAAACGCATGGAATACCTAATGGATTTCTTTTGGGGATTTTTACTTGGGTATATAGTAGGGGTTTTCTATATGTGCTATCGTTCAAATGAAAATGACAGAGACTATACTGGAATTAAATAGTGTACAGTCCTATACCTAATGACTACTTCATGGACCATGTTGTGGGCAGACAATTGAAGGTTGCACTTATGCCTAGACATTGCCATATAACAAATCGTCTACTATGGTTAGAGTACGCATATTGTATTACCGCAATGTATACAGGTCCCGGTGAGCCTATATTTGAATATCGCTGGTATGATAAAAATGAATATTTAATAGCAAGATTAAAGGATTTAATATGAATTTAGAAATGCGCTGGCTTATAACAGCTGGTTGGGACGGCCCTGAAAAAATACTACAATATCGCTTTGAAAGAGAAACACCGGATTACTGTATACTAAATCCAAAAACAGGTGAAATTACAAAACAAAATGAGTTAACTGATTGGATTACTGTTCCAACGGTAGATGAGGTTAAGAATGCGAACATATAACAAACGAATTGGATTTCTAATTAGCTACCAGTATCTTATTCCGCATGGTGGAATAGGACAGTTTGCTAAGAGTTTTTGTGAATTGATGGATATTCATAATATTAAAGTTGATATTATCACAGATAAAAAACCACAAGATAGTGAGTTTGTTAAATCTCTCAAAGCTAATATTGTTTGTCCAAATGAATCATTAAAGTACACTGACCACAGTAATATCTTTATGTTCGGGGATACATTTTGTTATGAACGCATGGCTAACTTTCGCAATAGTATCATTGAAGCATTAGAGCATAATATATACGATGCATTAGTATGCAATACATATGAAACTGTACAAGTTGCAAGTACAATGGGTCTAGAGGATGTTATACAGATAATTGCTTATACTCATTTAGAAAGTCAAATCTTCAGAGATACCAGTAATCCTTTTTTGCATAACACAAATGAGTTGATGCGTCAACAGCTTACTACTACTGGTATATTTATTGGTACACAGAGTAAATTCAATCAATTAGAGATTGATGATTCATATCATTTACCAATTCCAATCACCGAACAAGGTTTGTTAGAAGAACATCACCATCCGCGTGATGGTGTATTGTTTGTTGGCAGATGGGAAGAAGGTAAGAACCCGGAACTTTACTTGGAACTAATTGAACAAACTAAATTACCTGCACGAGTTATGACTAATACAAACGGTGCTAAGAAGTTTGAAGAACGATTTAAGAAGATGGGAATAACTGACTATAAGATTGGTGTTAGTATCATTGGGCAAACGAAAGTAGACTTCATCACCAGTTGCAGAGTTGCTTTTAACCCAAGTAATGTAGAGAGTTATGGTATGGCTTTTTATGAGCAACATATTCAGTTGCCTACACTAGTATTAGAGAATCAACGCTGGACTAATAATTTCAACGAGAATTTTTTCTATAAATGTACTAAGAAAAATATGGCTGAACGAGCAAAACAGTTGTATGATTCGTTTGAACACGCCGCAACTTGGTACAACTTAGATTCATTAACACATGCACGACAAGTGGAAGCCACTGTATTTCACAAGTGGAATACCTGCTTCAATGAATTTGAAGGCAAGAAGTCTAATAGCAACACTGCAAAGATATGCGAAGAACCCACAATTAAATTGAGTGATTTTAATACACAGTTAGGTCGTAGCTTGTTATGCATTGATGATATCAAATCAGTATTGACAAACAAGCATAAGTTTCGTATACTATACACGGACGATGATACTTACTTGAGTAAGGACCCGTCGTTTGAACCAGAGGAAGAAGGCGAGAGTCTTTTTAGTTTTGAATGAAAAAAATATTAATTACAGGTTGTTCGGGTTACATTGGTAGTCATCTAGTTAAGATGCTAGCAAATGACTACGAGGTACACGGCCTAGATATCAATGTTCCGCAAGCTGACGGATTACAAGAATTCTATCAAGTTGATATTCGTAGACTATTTGAATTACCAACCGAGTTTGATGCAACGATTCACTTGGCAGCACTAGTCAATGTGGGTGAAAGTGAGCGTATCCCACTAAGTTATTACATCACTAATTTGAATGGTACAATGAATGTTATCAATAAGGTACGGACAAAGAACTTTATATTTGCCAGCACTGGAGCAGCAGTGGGATGTGCTAGTGCGTATGGCATTAGTAAACGAGCAGCAGAGGATGTGGTGCGTGAGTATTTTACTCAGCATAATCCTAAACCTTATACAATATTTAGATTCTACAATGTTATTGGTAGTGATGGGTTTGATCCAACCAATCCTGATGGATTAATGTATAATCTAATGAAGGCTAAGGAAAGAGGCGAGTTTACCATCTTTGGCAATGATTATGATACACGAGATGGAACCTGCATTCGTGATTATGTTCATGTTAACGAGATATGTGACGCATTATGTACTGCTATTGAGAAGCCAAGTAATCAAATAGAATGTTTAGGGCATGGGGTAGGTTATACTGTTGCCGAGATAGTTAATAAGTTCAAAGAAGTAAATAATATACCTAATATTAATTTGCTTACAAAGATAGGCCCAAGAAGAAAGGGTGACTTAGCAATATCTGTATTAGATAATGTGTCACCCTATATGAAAGAGGTATACTCTTTGGAAGATTTGCTTAAGATTTAATTTTAACCCATTTATCAACTAGCATATTTTTAAGTGCTACTGTATCTGGTAACTTATTCTTACGCATAAAATCATTTAATTTAACAGCAGTTGGATAATCAGTAGAATTAGGTTTACGAGCATTGCTCATATCTACACCAAGATTACTATCGGAATCTGGACGTCTACTGCCATAGTAGACTAATTCATATCGCAACTTTTCAGCACGGCTAGTTAAATCTGATTTTTTGTTTTTATATATTAGTTCTACCCACGGTTCAAGGTACATTGTCGGCGGACGACTTGGTGTGTAACCTTTTGGTTGTTGTCCTTTAAGCAATTTAGCAGCGTCACCGGGAGTAACTGCTTTGCGGGTATCTTGTAAACGCCATGCCTTCTCATCTGTGTATAAGTAAGCTGATATACCTTGCTTCTTGGCAGTGATTAAAATTGTTCTAACTTCGGGGCTACGATTTTCGCTCTGTTCTTTGAGCAAAACATGAACAGCAATTACTCCGTTAATTGGAATTTCAGGTGTCTTTGAAAATACTCTATCTTCGCTTTCACTGGTACGAGTACCGTTACTATGTTGCCAAGACCTTTCCCAATAATCAATTGCTTTTGTTTTGTAATGCCGATTTAACCAGTTCCCATCAATTACAAACATAGCGGCGCTGCTACCAGTATATCGGTGATAGTCTCCCACTTTGCTGCGAGTTGTGCTTAGAAAGTAAAGATATCCCGGCGGTGCATATTGTTCTTCACTAGAGTTACCTGTGACACTACTTAATTGAAAAACTCCAGTAGTTAGAATTTTTGCAGCAGCAGATACACCGGCATAATGGTAGACAATAGCAGTAGCTGCTTCATCTAGTATTGCTTCTGCGATAAATTCAGTTGCTCTCATTAATGTCTTAACAATAGGGTACTCAATACACCAGGATCATTCGCACTAACATCACCTTCACCCGGTGCAACGATAACATTGTACTTCATTCCAGCTGGAATTGAATTTCTCTTAGACATATATTCATTATAACTTAAAATACTTGAAGAACTAATGCCGTATTCGTTAGCAATTCGTTGTTTCATTTGTTTAAGTGCTGCGTCATCAGCAGGTTGCCATGCTCCGTCATCCGTCTTTTTCAAGTTACCCTTCTCATCCTTGGCCAATAAGTCATAGAATAGTTTCTCTGGAACAATACGACTGTTCTTTGTCTTATCTAATTTAGGATCCTGAGCCTTTACTTGTTTCTCTTGCTCGGTGTTAGCACCTTCACTCCAATTGATGATGAAGTTATCTGGCTTCTTAGCTAATGCTGCTCCTGCCATCTTAGTGTACGCATAGAATCTAACATCAGGATGTTTAGCAGCCATTTTTAATGCCATATCCAAGTATTCTGGACTGAAGAAGTCGCCGGCATCATGCCAACGAACCGTTACTTTCCATCCATTGGGGAATTTCTTATCGCCTGCAGCACCCTCTTGTGATTCAGCAGAGATTTCATTGCTTAGTTGATTAAAGAAACCATCTGGATCATTCAACAGATATGTAAGTATTCTGCCGTCACTTTGCCATGCAGCCTTAAATTGAATCTTGCCGCCCTTCATGGCGAAACAATCAACTTTACAAGAGCCGGCGCCTGGACATGTGTTAACAACAATTAGATTATTTGTTTGTTCATCTAATGCAATACCTACCAATGCCGCGAACCCAACATTAAAGAATTGTTCAAACTCACCATTGCTGTGCTTCATCTTTTCGTTTTGTTTAAGTAATGCTTTGGGACGAATTGCTAATGTTTGTTTAACAGCATCTTCATCGTATGTTTTACCATCTGGACTTAAGTATGTAACTACACTACTACGATGGATGTAAGGCATCTTGTACTTGTCACCTTTAGTTTTACCAGTTGTATATTTTTCATTGCCCTTTTTATCTACTTTAACATTGCCTGCTTTATCTACATCGGGAGTACCAACGATTCGTTTCATGTAATCTTGAAACTCTTGACCCTTTAAGTCACGAGTTTGTGCTGGTAGTTTAGTTGCTTCATCTAGTCCAGATAGACTACGAATTCTTGCTAGATGTTCTTCACCTTCCGCTAAACTTTGCTCATCATAACCATAGTCACCGGTTTTCATATCATCAATGTAAGCATACTCATCTTCATAACCATTCTTTTTAGCTGCTGCGCGAATATCATCATATGTTATCCCATGTTTGCGGGCATACTTTGGCAAGTAGTCAGCTGGATCACCATCTGGGAAAATGTTGCTGATGATCTGAGTAACATCAAACCAAATCTTATCTAAATCTAATTTAGGTTCTGGTGCAGACATTCTTGATAATTTAGGCATAGCTGGCTTTGCTACCTTGGGATTACCCTGGCGATCAAGTGGAACGCCACCTGGACCATGTGTAAATCTGCCTTCATCTACTTCTTCATCTGGCATATCACCAGCACTAGCAACAAATTGCTGAGGTGTCATAATTGAGATACCCTTTGGGGCGCCCGGCAACTTTGGCTCTGCGCCTTCTAATAATTCTTTGAAGTTCATTTCTTGTTATTCCTAATAAATTGTTCAGCAAGCATTACTAATTCATGTAGTTCTTCAATGCTTTCGCAATGCCATCTACGCAAACTTTTATTTATATTGCTATTTGGATCTCTTGCTGTTTTTGCACCAGTACGATGTTTCTTCATTCCACGCATTCTGGCACAAAAGCTAGCTCTACGCTTTGCTGCCTTGCTACCTTTTTTAAGTTTGCTTGGCTTAGTTGTTACCGCTGTTTGAATCTTGCTACCAGGATGACTGCGGCGATAGCTACTAACAGACTTTTTACTCATCCCACCTGCTCTTGGGTTGTTATGCTTTGACCAAGTTTCGCCTTCATCAACTTCTTGTGAACTGAGGAAATTACCTAATTCTTCAGCACCAGTACCACGTTGACCATCTTGATGTTTCCAATTAGAACCTTGACGAACAATCTTATCACCGTCATCATTTGCATAAACACTACTGTTGTCAGAGTAATATCCGAAAGAATTCAGTGTGGATACTAGATTATCACTTGCCTCAGAGCCTTCCGGCAGCCATTTCGCAAAGGCTTTTCTAAGGGTTGGTTTATCTACAACATGAGTTGTATCATCCATTGGAACATAAGCTGTGTTAGTATTTTTCCCCGTTGCGTCGGTTTGCTGTCTGACAGTTGCTGCACCAAGATCATATGATTTATCAGCCGCTACTTGCTTACCGGTAGCATCGGTAGTTTGTTTAATCTTCAATGGTCCTGCATTGTAATTTTGCGTAATTTGATTAGTAGTTAAGTCGATGGTTTGGCCAGATCCATTAAAGTTAGGACTACTATATGTTATAGCCTTACCCTGAGCATTGTATGTAAATGAACCAAACCCGCCAGAATAAGTTCTAGTACCATCTTTGTTTGTTGTTACTCTATTGCCATTACCTAGATCACCGTCTCGTGCGGGTAACTGTGGCACAGGCGGCACTTTAACCTGTGCCCTTGGAGCAGTAGGTGACCCTAGAGCAGCCATTGCATTATTAGTCGCACCTGCCACAGTGGCCGCACCCAAGCCTCTTAAGAATCCTCTGCGGTCAATTTCTTCTAGGTTGCCTTCCGCCACACCTTGCTTTGGCTTCTTTCCAGCTTTTTTCATGGCAATTGCAATTGCTGCTTGTTGGGCAGGACTACCTGCTTCGGATATAATTTCATTAAATCTCATGTTGTTGCCCGTAAATAGTTGACTTTATTGTGCAATTATGCGACAATACATATCTTATTTATCGCTTTGGGCTTTTATCTTGACAAATAATAATATCAAACGGATTGGATTTGCTTGCAAATTTTCAGAACTAAACAAGAAGGGTGAGATTACCAGCATACCTGAATTGAATACAGGCGGTACTACTCTGGCTTGGGCCGCAAGGCAAAAGCGTAGTGTAGCAGAAGAAAAGGTAATTGAAGTTGCCAAACGCAACATTCTACATACTCATAATCTAGTCAAAAAGGTAGCAACACTACAACCCGAACTACGCATGGTTCGTCTGACTAGTGACATGCTGAGTTTTTACACCCATGATGACTGGAAAGACTTCTGGCAAGATAGTGATATTCAAAACAAACTAGCACACTGGATGGCACCAATTGGTGAAACAGCTAGAGCCAATGATGTTCGTCTTAGTATGCACCCCGGACAATTTACAGTTTTAGCGAGTGACCGTGAAGAAGTAGTAAATAAGAGTATAGAAGAATTTGAATATCATTGTGACATGGTTCGTTGGATGGGCTATGGCAAATCATTTCAAGACTTCAAAGTTAATGTACACATTTCTGGTAGAAAAGGGCCTCAGGGTATCAGAGATGTTTATGGTCGTTTGTCCCCAGAAGCCCGAAACACACTTACACTAGAAAATGAGGAATACACACATGGACTATCTGACTGCTTATCGTTATCTGACCTCGTGCCTACGGTACTCGATATCCATCACAACTGGATTCGTGAAGGTGAATATATTCAATCTACTGATACGCTTGTACAACGGGTTATTGATAGTTGGCGTGGTGTTCGCCCTACTATGCATTACAGTGTTAGCCGCGAAAATGTACTCACAGATCATTCCACTACACAATTACCCGATCATGGTGCGTTGATTAATGCAGGGTATAATAAACAGAAACTTCGGGCACATAGCGACCACTATTGGAATACTGCGGTTAACGATTGGGCATTGACATTTCTTGACAATTTTGATATAATGACCGAGAGTAAAGGAAAAAACCTAGCTAGTTTTAAATTATTTGAAAGATATAAAAATGGGATTATTTGATAAACTATTTGGCAAAAAGCCAGAGCCAGAGCCAGAACCAGTAGCAGAGGTGCCAAAGACTACTAAGGAAAAGAAACCACGCAAACCTAAGGAAAAGAAAGAAGCACCTATTATATCTGACAAGGCAAAAGCAGATAGTGAGGGTCTTCCCTATGTTAATATTTTAAAGATGGAAATTGATCCGTACGATATTAACAGCGGTGCGTTTGAACTTGATTTTAATGACAAATTTGTATTAAATTTAATTCGTGCAGGGTATAAGATGCGTGATGATGATAGTGATACTATCATAGTCGATCGGTGGTTTCAGACGGTTTGCCGCAATGTGGCATTAGAGCTATATGAACAGCAGCAAGCCGATCCCGAGAATCGGGCACAAGCTACTGATATGAGAGTGGTCCGTGCTAAGGATTTGGGTGACGGGCGTACAGAAGTCAGCTAAAGGTTGACGATAAATGAATTCTATGCTATAATGCATATTGAATATGAATAGCAGTGTTTATACTTTATTTTTAAACTGTAGGAAAATTATATGAGCCATTTGTTTCCAAACACAAACACAAATACAAACATAATCAAATTGTCAACTGCAACAAAGAAGATTGATTTAGATTTTATGCGGCCGCTGCAAAAGAAATATTTGCACGACAATCTTTTTACTTCTATTGCCGATTCTGAACTAGCTAACGACAATCGTATTACAATCATACCTGCAGGGACTAACGCAGGCAAATCTACTGTGATTACTAAAATCACAATCCCATCTGTGATCCAGCGTGATTCGTCAGTGAAAACTATCGTGTTCACATCACCTGATAGTGGGTGTGTATCTGGTCCTTACCATAAGTTTCACGCAGAGTGGAATGAAAGGCGTATTCAGTGTGATGATGGTAAAATCAAAACGATTCGTGCCCGCTGCAAGGATGAAATTAAAAAGTCATGGGAACTACATGAACTAACACCGGAAAATGTAGTTGATGTTTGGTTTGTGTCTACTCAGTGGCTCGGCCGTATCTGGGGAAGCTATCGTGATCCGGCTATTCCTAAAAATATAGGAGTCCCTCAATATATTTTTGTTGATGAAATTCACTTTGGTATGGGTACAATTGATGCTACTACAATCTTTTATGATCAAGGTCGTAATAACAAAAACTTTGACCCCAAGTGGTTGCCTACTATAAATGGTATGGCAGTTGCCGGATCGCGTGTCTTAGGTTATACCGGTACTGCTACTGTAAGTCAGCAAGGCGGAACTACATTGGGTGCTAAGGTGTTTAAATCGTTGTCCCCTATGCCTGAGTATAAAAATACTAGTGTGTTTGCAGAAATGACACCTATTAAACCATATGTCAATTCATCTACTTACCGGAGTGAATTGTTGAATACATATGAATTGTCAAAGTTGACTTATGAAGTGACTGTTGAAAAGTGTGATAAATTTTTCAATGACATTGATGTAGAAACTTGGAAAAAGGCAATGGAAATTGACATTGTTCAAATTATTCCCGGTGCGTTTTTTAAATTTGGGCGTTATGATGCCGGTAAGTCTATTCCATTGTATAAAACTCGTGGTCGGAAGAATAATTTCATAAATTTTGCTAAATCATTGCAAGCAGATATTGGTATTGTTACATCAGACGAAAAAGTGTATTTTAAAACAAGCCATAATCAATATAATAACTGCAATGATGCGTATGACATTATTGATTTGGCTAATAACAAATCTAATATTATAGATCCGTTTTTGCTAGGTGTGGTTATGCAAGGTAATATGGGTTGGGATATACCTAGACTGAAACAAATTTCATTCTTGGGTTATCCTAGCGCAAAGAATGTTTGCTTGATGCAATTGCAAACAATGGCAAGAGCAAAGCGTTTATTGTGCGGAGTATATGATCACACCGACAAAGCACGACAAATTGCTGAATTGGAGGTGTCACTTGAACAAAAAATTCTGTTGGCAAAGTATGTAGTGTTTGTTAATACTGTTAAAATTGTCATTCCCAATGATTCATCATTGCTAGATGTTGCGTTTGATCAGTTCCGGCAAAACATGCACACCCCTAATGAAGGGTTAGACTTGTATCTGAACATCATTCGCACTCATGTGCCCGTTGAAAAGAATAATGTAACTAAAGTGATTAAGCCTCACTTTGATCAGGGTTACGATCCGGGTTCACAAAATCAAATGAACAAGAAAGACTATTGCCAACATTGCACCGACTTGGGATTAGTTGATGCTAAGGGAGTTACCTTCTGTAAACGTACTGGGAGCGTACAAGCAGATGATCTGGCGCTGCATAAATTGAAGCGTAAATTGACTGATGATGAATTCAATATGCATTGGAAAAGACAGTTGAAATGTGATCATCTTAACGGTGACCGAACTGACAATAGACCAGAAAATTTATATACCCGGTGTGCAAGCAGCGATGCGTTGAAAACCTCAATCAATGAGGATTACCTAAATAAATATGATCAAAATGGTAAGCGGGTAAACGGTGATTAATATAGTTTGACAATATCTACATAGTAATATATAATACACACATATGAAATACGCCCTGATCGATACCGCAAATACATTTTTTCGTGCCCGGCACATTGCATCACGCAGTAGTACAGTTGAGGAGAAAATAGGAATGGCCCTACATCTTACCTTGGCTAGCACAAATCAAATTGTGCGTAAGTTTGGGGTGGATCATGTGGTCTTCTGCTTGGAGGGGAAAAGCTGGCGCAAAAACTTCTATGCTCCGTACAAGAAGAACCGCGTAGTAGATACCTTGTCTCAAACAGTAGCTGAGGCCGATGAGAACACCCTGTTTTGGACCACGTATGAGACATTTTGCACATATCTTAAAGACCGCACAAACTGTAGTGTCCTGCGTGATCCAAAAGCTGAGGCTGATGACTTGATTGCACGATTCATTCACTTGCATCCCGATGATGAACATTTTATTATCAGTAGCGATACTGATTATTTGCAACTTATCACTCCCAAGGTAAAACAGTATAACGGTGTCGCTGGGCATCTAATCACACTTGAAGGATATTTTGATGACAAGGGTAAACCTGTAAAGGACAAAGAAAAGAATATTAAACTACTAGAGGATCCACAATATCTGCTGTTCAAGAAGACCATGAGGGGTGATGCCACTGACAATGTGTTTTCGGCTTATCCGGGTGTAAGAGAAAAAGGTACACAAAAGAAAGCTGGATTGATTGAGGCATACGCTGATAGAACTAAGCAAGGCTATGCGTGGAACAATCTGATGTTGCAACATTGGCAGGACCACAATGGTGTGGAACATCGTGTGCGTGATGATTATGAACGCAATCGGGTACTCATAGACTTGACAGCCCAGCCCGATGATGTTAAACTGTCAGTAGACACACATATTCGTGAGGGTGTTCGTACAACTACTATTCCGCAAGTTGGTATTCACTTTCTGAAGTTTTGTGGTAAATACGATTTGGCTAAAATTAGTACAAATGCTGAGACTTATGCAAAATGGCTTAACAGTCCTTATGAGGGTATTTTGAAATGAAGGTAACTGAATCATCTTTTCGCATTAAGACAATACGATGCGGTGATCCAGAGTTTACTATGATTGATAAAAAGGGTTTTGTTAATATTCCTAGGGCTAGTTTTGAAATTAACAGAGAATGTCCTGAAAATTATAAGCAAATTATATCTGACTGCATTAGTAATGGATGGTTGAAACCAGTAGCACACATGAAAGAGTCTGAATGGGTATGGGAAAAACTAGGAGAATAAATGGCACAGCACACACACTATTGGTCTTGCGGTCCACTCGCTGATTGGATTCGAGGCACTAACAAACTTAAAGCAGGCACAGCCGAAGAATGGAATGAATGGACAACTCGGGCTCAAATGAAACATAACTTCCGCTATTGGGTAGCTGAAGAAGCCCTTGGTGATATCCAAGATTTTGTCACTTGGCCTATTAGAAGTTTATACAGCATCAAGTATTACATCAATAATCGCTGGGTTAGTCGTACTCACAGTCTTACTGCCCATGCGCGTGATATTAAGCCTGGTGATTGGTGCGATGTTGGTAATCGGTTTCTTCCTTGCTTGTTTAACGAACTGGTAGACTTTGTTGAAATTGAACAAGCATGGTCACACATTGCCTGGGGTGATAAAACAGCCCGCGCTAAGTACAATCCTCCATTCTGGGCCAGTGGTTGGTGGCGTTGGAGGGTGTGGCGCTGTCCACAGGCTGGGCTAGATCATCTTGATTGGGAAATGACACTTACCAATGAAGAATTCTTGGATGAAGATAAGAAAGGTGAGGCAGTACTTACTAGTCAAGCAATTAGGGCCAAGGAACTCAAAGAACTTTATACTTGGTGGACAGTTACCTATCGCAATCGTCCCGATCCACATGATGCAAGTGGGTGGAGTGCTTACTGCGATAGTTTGCGGAATGAACATGGTGATCACTGGATTGGGATGAATTCAAAAGATACTGCTAGTAAAAAAGCAAGCAACAAGGCCATGAAACTGTTATCCAAGATTGAAAAAGCCTACGAAAAAGAAGATACAGAAATGCTGATTCGTTTAATTAAGATCAGGCAGAGTTTGTGGACATGATATGAAAAAGATTTACTACGAAAAACTACTATCTAATGCAGGTAGGGTAATTTATAAACCTGTTGCAGAATATGACAGTGAATACATTGATAGTTTTCCAAAAGGTAATCATCTTGTGATGTGCTATCCGGGAGGGCAGAGTCGCAGGTACAACATCGATCCTAACTATGCAGCAATGATTGCAGCAGGCCGCGTAGCAGAGGATGCGATTACTCATGCTATACGTGTGGCCAGTGAAATGCGTCCACAACAAACTCCTGTTACCAAAGGACAACAACGAGCATGGAAGAAATTGGCCAAAGAGTTTGGTGATGAACTTTGCTCATTGAGCCATTCAAGCGCACATGATATTGCCCAAGTAGCTATAAAGGCTTTACAAAAGGAAGCAGATGTGTTATACTCTAATCCAGCAGTTAAGAAAGCATACGATCATTTCTTATTAGTTGCTGAATTAACAAAGGATTGATCATGCAAAAGTGTATAACCAACAAATTCAATAGTGTATTTCTTCCTTATGAAGAAGGTATGATTGAATGGCTTATGAAGAATTACCCGCACAGTCAATATCGTGTAGTGGAGGTGGTATGAACAACCAAATTAAATTACCAGCGCAAGAATGGTTAGGGTATGATCCTGAACAAGGAGATATGCACGGGTATACTTTTGATCAAATGAGAGAGTTCACCAAGTTGATTGTAGGTGAATGTTGTGCCATTCTGAATGAAATGCACTCGTGGCAGACTATGAATAATCAAGAATACTCAAGTACTTGGCATGATGCTGTAGATCAAGGTATTGATCAAATTAAAGAACATTTTGGAGTTGAAGAATGAAACAAGAATTAGATACGCTATTATGCGAGAAGTATCCAAAGATGATGGTCAACCGCAATAAATCTCCAATGGAGACTTGCATGTGTTGGGGTTTTTCATGCGGTGAAGGATGGTTCAATATATTGGATCAACTTATGGGCAATATCCAACATCATCTTGATTGGCAAGAGAAACAGCGTAAGTGGGCCATAGATTATAACAATATGGCTACACAAGCCAGAGGGGGCAATTTTGATCTGTTTGAAGAAGAAATGAAAAGTGTTATCAATCCAGAGTACAAAGAAAAACGGCTTGCGGAAATTATTGCCGGAGACAGTAGACAAGTGCCTGAACCGATTCCACAAGTTACACTAGATCAAGTTAAAGAAAAGTTTGGCACACTACGCTTCTACTACACAGGTGGCGATGATATTATTGACGGAATGGTCCGTATGGCAGAAAGCATGAGTGGGGTTACTTGTGAAGAATGCGGAGCTCCCGGTGAGCAAACTAGTGGCGGTTGGATTAAAACAGTATGTGCAGCCCATAGTAACGAAAAAGAAAATGAATAAACGACTTTACTAAACATCCTAGCAGATATAACATGAACGAACAAATTAAACTGCTTGCTGAAGAAGCAACTAGAAAATACGACAGGCTAGGTAATGAAATCCCGTTTCCACAACCAGACTTAGAGGTGTTCGCCCGGTTGATTGTTATTAAATGCCTCGACATTGTTGATAAAAAAGTATCAGGCATGGTAGGAGTCGCTGCGATGAAAGAGATAGAAGAATATTTCGGAGTTGAAGAATGATCAATATAAATTTTTCTATTGACTATCCCTTCAGCACCCGCTTTGAAATATTAACAGGTACTAGCAAGCTACTCACTAAGAATAAAGCAGTTGAAGCCAATATTTACTGTACAGCAAATATTGTTAAATTAGCATTAGCATATTCAATTAGACAAGATCATGCTGGACTACGCATGGAATTTGGACTGTTTGGTTACGAATGTGAATTGTACCTGTACGATACTCGTCACTGGAATGACAAAACACATCAATGGGAATAGTATGGTAAGTCTAGCTGATTATTTTGCTAAGAATAGGCACAAGGCTAAATATGCATTTGGTCAACGAGTCTTTGGATATTGGAACAAAATTCCGTTTGTGGGTGCGATTGGACTTGATACTGTAATCAATGATACAATTGGTCCGCAGTTTGTCATTCATTTAGATTTGCCAATTCGCTTTGCAGATGTAACCTATAATGTTATAGTAGACAAACAAAGTAATTTTAAAAAGATTACAAAATTAATAGAAATGAAAGAAGATGACAAAACCACTAATCGCAAAACCCGTCGTTAAGAATCAATTTTGGATTGTTACTGATGGTACTGAAAAGGTAGGAAATGTTATTGCTGATGGGTCCGGCTTTGAGGTAAAACTTAACGGCAGTAAAACTCATTTTATT